TTAGTTGGAGGCGGTGCGAGGCTTGCTGTGCGGCAATTCGGGAGCGGCCATCCGCTCGCGAACGACCTGGGCGATAAGCTGCACCGCCCTTTCCGCCGGCATCGGCTTTCCGAAATACCAGCCCTGCCCGATCTTGCAGCCAAGCTCGAGGACGACCGCATGCGTGCCCTCGTTCTCGATCCCCTCGACGAGCACCGGCACCGACAAGGCGCTTGCAAGGGTCGTTACCGCGCGCACGATAGCGATGCTTTCCTTGTTGGACTGGATGTTGGTGACGAAGCTGCGGTCCACCTTGATCATGTCGAACGGCAGTGAACGAAGATGCGCGAGCGACGAAAATCCCGTGCCGAAATCGTCCAGGGCGAGCCGAATGCCCTGGTTCTTCAGGCTGGTGACGATCGTGCGCGCAAGATCGAGGTCGGCGAACAGCGAGCTTTCGGTGATTTCGACGACCAGCCGTTCGGCCGGGAAACCCGTCTCGGTCAGCATTCGAACGATCCGCTGCGCAAGCCAGCCGTCCGCCAGCTGCAGCGGAGAGATGTTGACCGAAATCTTGATCGACGGATCCCAATCGACGGATTGGGCGAGCGCGGCGCGGATGACCTGTTCGGACAAGGCATCGATCAGCCCGATTTCCTCGGCGACCGGGATGAAGCGGTCGGGCTCGATGATTCCGCTCAATGGGTGATCCCAACGCGCCAGCACTTCGAAGCCGATCAGAGTTCCCGTCTCAAGGTCGACCTGCGGCTCGAAATAGGGAACGAACTGGCCATGCTCGAGGCCGAAGCGGATGCCCTGCTCGATCTCGTCCTGGACCAGCAGGGCGCGCTCCATGCCCCCATCGAACCACACCGGCCGGGCGACGCGCCCGCTCTTGGCCCGGTCCATCGCAATGTCGGCGCGGCGAAGCAGGTCCGGTATGCCGGACTCACCGGCTTCGGCGGCCGCGATGCCGGCAAAGGCGCCCACCTGCATCAGTCGGTCGTTGATGGTGAAAGGCCGGGTGACCGACCGCAGGACCGCGTCCGCTATGCGTTCCGCATCGTCGACATGATCGCCGTCGAACGCCAGCGCGATCGCGAATTCGTCGCCGCTCATCCGCGCCACCACCGCTTGCTCTCCCGACGCTTCGAGCATTGCGGTCGAGACATTCTTGAGCAGCTCGTCCCCGGCCTCGTGACCGTGACGGTCGTTGACCGCTTTGAAGCGGTGGATCTGCACCGAGATCACGACGATATGGCCGCCCTTGGCCTCGACGGCTTCGCGAAGCTCCTGCCCGCGATCCGCGAACCCCTTGCGGTTGTAAAGGCCGGTAATCGGGTCGGTGGATGCGAGAATCGCTGCGCGGCGCTCGCCGTCGGCGCGCAATTCGGCTTCATGCTGCAGGTCGACGTAACGGCGCCAGCCGAAAAGGATCAGCGCGACGTTAAGCGTGAGCGCGGTACTTGCGATCTGGATCTCGCGGCTGAACTGCTTCCCGGCAATCTTGATTTGCGAGAAAAAGGTGCTGCCGTTCCAGATGAGAAGCATCACGGCGGCGATCAGCACGACCAGAACGACGGCGTCGCGCCGCGCATTTTGCACTGGTGCTGCGCTTTTCATTTGTTTCAGGCCTTGATGCTGAGCGCTCGACACTCAGCCCGATTAGCCGTGAAGGCTTAAGAATTCGTCCACAACGGAGTGAGGCCAAGAGCAGGGTGCGGCTCGCCTGCGCCACGATGGTGCGGACGGCGGGACTCGAACAGATGTGGCTAAGTAGTTGGTTTGAATGACGTTTTTGTTCGGTCGACTCATGCAGTTACTGTAAAATCTACTGCGTTCGTGTCCGGATGCAATGAGACGTTATGGAACGGCATGGGACTTGGGAATGTCTCCCCGCCCGGCAACGGTGCTGTCGGAGTCGACCGGGCGGGGAAGCTCTTAAAACCGTTCCTTGAACGAGTGGAGTTCGCGCACCCCATCGTCTTGGACGTCGACCTCAACCTTGCCCGTGCGACCCGGCGTACCGCTCTCAATGGCAAGGTCGGTAATCTCGTAGATCGAAAAGTTGAAGCCCTCGCCGCCGTTGCGCACGACGCCGAGCGGAACCGTGTTACGCAGGTCGGTCGGCACGGTGAACACCTGCTTGCCATCCCGCTCCTCGGCAACGACGACATGCACCGCGTAACTGGCACCGCGGATGATCGCCTGGAGGTCGATGTGTTGCTCGATCGCATAGCGGTCGTCGGCATCAGGGAATGCCACTGCCCCACCGTCCATCTGGGCGAGGCCGGCAACGAAATTGACCGCTCCGTCGACCAGGGCGTTTCGAAGGCGGCGCTGCTGCGGCGTTGCGCTATGGTCGGTTCCGAACATCAGCCACGCCTCATCGACCCGCAGAATCTCGGCGAGGTCGGTCGCACGGGTATCGTGCGGCTTGGCCTCCCCTGCGAACCATTTGCGAACGGACTCCAGTGAAATGGTGTGACCGCGCTCCTTCAGCTCGTCCTTGATATATTTCAGGCGACCATGTCGCAGATCGGGGACGTTCGGATGAAGGTCGGCCGTCTTGTGGAGACGCTCGGCGAACTCCGGATGCAGCTTGCGGCCGTGATAGACCTTACCCTTGCTACCCTCCTGCGTTCGCGTCCACAGAGGTACGGTATTCGTCACAGTCACTTTCCCTTCAGAAACGGTTGTCAACTCAACTCGCAGTTGAGTAGATAGTTTCGCAGAAGGGTGTTTGTCAAGACTTGTTTCGGAAACGCAAATAGTTAACCGATAAGCGTTTCTTCCGAGAGGCGCTGACAGGCTTCTTCGCTGGATCGGGCGAGAATGTAAATCCCGCCGACCTTCCGCCACGCACGTTCGAAGTTGATTTGAGCCTCGCTCTGCCGACCGGCTTCGTCCTTGACCTCGACGGCGAGCGGGCGGCGGTGCGAGGCACCCATGATGTCACCGGAGCCGACCAGCCCGAACTTTACCGGCCGCGCGTCCTCGAGAACCACCATGCCTTGCGTGACGACGACGGTCTGTCCGGGGCGGACCGTCCGCTCCCGCCCCTGCCAGGCCATCCCGCTGTTGTTGCGCCACACCATCGTGTTCGGCATCGCCGACAGCGCGACGAGCGTCTCGTTGAGGATGGCCTTCTCGGATTTCCGCCGCGTCATCGGCGGCTCCATTTGCGGCGCGCAGTGGCGCGGGCCTTGATCCGCACGCTGGCCCAGGCTTCCGGATCCTCATAGCCGCGGTCGCGCGCCAGTTGCACGAAGTCCTCGTGATTGCGGCAAGCCTTCTCCTCGCGCTGCTTGCGGAGGGATTCATCCTTGCGGAGCTGGTCGCGTTCCAATTTCGTCAGCTGGCCGGCCTCGTGCGCCATCTTGCGTTCCTGGCGGGGGAACTCGCTCTCGCACCCCGGGCAGATCGACAGGGTCGACGGCGACACGCGGTAACAGACCAGGCACTGACGCACCGGCATCGCGTCATCCGACACCGAACCTTCACTCTTGCGGCCCGCCTTGCCCGCGAGCGACCATTCCCGCTCGTCGTCCGGAAGGCCGTGACGGAAGGCATTCCCGGCATGGTCGCAGATGATGGCACCGCCTGCCTTGCGTCCTGCCGCAATCGCCGCGAAGCGCTGCTCGCGCGTGTCGAGCGGCAGACCCTCGGCATAGATCGGCCGAAACGCGCGTCCGCACTGCTGCATGAACAGCGACAGCGACTTCGTCGGCCGACCGAGGCCACAGTAAACGATGCCAGGAACGTCGAACCCCTCGCCGAACAGATCGACGTTGGTCATCATTTTGAGTTCACCGGCACGGAAGCGATCGACGATGCTGTCGCGATCCTTGCTGCTGCCGTCGACGTGCGCGGCAGGTACACCTGCTGCGTTGAAGGCCGCAGCGATATGCTGGCTGTGCGCGATCGAGGCGGCGAAGAAGATGCCCGGCGCCCCGGGCGCAAGCTGCAGATAGTGATCGACGATATCGCCGACCAGTTTCGGCTTGTCCATCAGGTCTGCCACCTCGCCCCGCGCGAAGTCGCCGGCGGTCGTCTTGATGCCCTTCAGGTCGGGGATGCTCGGAGCATAATAGTTGAACTCGGACAGATAGCCGTCGGCGATCAGTTCGGCCACGCTCGGCCCGCAGATCAGGGTGTCGAAGTGGCCGTCCAACCCTGCTCCATCGAGGCGCTCCGGAGTGGCGGTCAGCCCGAGCACATAAGCATCATTGTCCCCGTACCAGTCCAGTGCCTGGCTCCACGTCGCTGCGGTTGCATGATGCGCCTCGTCGATGATGGCGAGGTTGGGCGGGGGCACCTGGTCGAGCCGGTTCACGAGCGTCTGGATCCCGGCGAGCAGCGCTGAGGCCTCGGGATCGAACGGCCGCCCCGTTGCGACGAAGCCGTGTGCCAGGTGCGAACGCCAGAAGCTGCGGCTCGTCTGGTCGATCAGTTCCTTGCGGTGGACGAGGAAATGCGCGCGCATCGCCTGCTCGACGGCGCTTCGCGCGGCGGCTTTCGCCATCTCCGTCTTGCCGCCGCCCGTCGGGAGCTGGAGCAGCACACGCCGGTGGCCGGCGCGCATCGCGGCCGCTGCGCGGTAGAGCAGGTCGAACTGATAGTCGCGCAGCGGGGCCGGGGAAATAAGGTCGTCGCGCAGCGGCAGGCGCAGATGCGGCAGCCCATCGACGATGGACAGGAGCAGCCAGTTGCGGGCGAGTCCGCTCACGCCGCGAGCGACAGCGCCAGCCACCCGAGCCGGTCGCGCTTATAGACGCGCACCTTCACCGGCGGCGGAGGGCGTCGGTCGGCGCCGATCGCCATCATAATTTCGCGCGCCTCGTTGATGTAGGCCTCATAGTCGATGTCGATGGGCAGTTCGTCGGGCAGCTCCATCACCGGGCGGCAGCCGTCTGTCTTGCTGACCTTCTTGAAGTTGCCGGTCGTCGGGTGAGGCTTCGAATAAAGGATCGCATCGCCGTCGCGCGACCAGATGAACCGCACCACCTTGCCGAGATATTGCCCGCGCCAGGTGCCGCCGCCCTGCACGTTCACGACGGTGACGAACTGCCTTATGTCGGTGCAGCCGCGGATCGTCTGATCGAGCGGCGTGCCGTGCTTCAGATATTCGACGACCGCGTCCGCGCAGATGTTCATGCTCGGCGTCGTCATCATCTGGGTGCGGATGTCGGGCGGGCTTTCGAAGCCGGGGTTCGCCAGCTTGCCCTTGCGCTTGACCTTCCCCTTCTCGGTGGTCGCGGTGTAACTGTTGACCGACTGCGAGTAGAGGCCCGCGTAAGGCGTGGATTCGAGCAGGAATCCCGTCTCGGTCTCCCAATGCTTGGTGATCGCTGCGAGTTCCGCCTCGCGGTCGCGGCGGCAATGGAACACGATGCCGTCGGTGTTCGCCGAGACGACGCGGATCCCGGCCGCTTCGGCGCGGTCGATCAGCATCAGCAGCGCCAGTTGCCCGGTCAACGTGACGGCGATCATCAGGTGCGGTGCGTAGAGGATCGAATAGCGGCTGCCGAGCTTCCCGAAGCAGCCGTTGAGGCTGATTTTCAGCCCCGCCTCCATCGTCTTGCTGCGGGTATATTCGGCTTCTTCCTCGGCCGTCAGCACCCGTTGCTTGCGGAGGTCGTCGAGATCCTTTGCCCGATCCTTCGCGGCCAGTCGGCGGTCGAAGATTTCGCGGAACACCTTGAGGAAGGTCTGGCCGAGCGAGCGGGGGTAGAGGCCGGAGCCGAGGATGATGCGCGGATAATATGACGAGACGTCATAATCGACGAGCAAATGCTCCTCGTCGGCGACGACCGCGCATTCCTTCTCGTTCGAGTGAAGCCCGCCGATCCCCATCGTGTAGAGGCCCTGATTGATGCGCACCTTGCGCTTTTCGAGCCAGGGCGGTAGGTCGACCTTGCCATCGGATTTGACGACGAACTGCGTTTCGCGAAGCCGTTCGAGCACGTCCTTGAGTTCCGGATGCTCGAAATACAGCCAGTCCGGGATATTGTAGGGGAAGGAATAGCCTGCGGGCGTTTCGACCCGCTCGGCACGGCGTCCGGTCGCCTTCTCGACCTGACTCTTGATGATCGCTTCGCCGATCTGGCTGTCCGACTTGGACATGAAATTCTGCTTGTAGTCCGCGCCCAGCGCCTCGCGCAGTTCAAGCGCGGATTTCAGCGCGATCCGCACGACCTCGGTCGCATCGAGGTCGTTGTCGTTATATTCGGCGATCGCCACCATCTGCTCGACCGTCAGCGTCGCGTCCGGCTCGATGGGCAGATCCTGCATCTTCTTGCCGTGCAGCCGGCCGTTGAGCGTCTTGAGGCTCGCGAAAGCGTTCGGCTGCGGCTCGATCATGTCGACATGATCGAGGTCGCGCGGGATGTCGACGCCAAGCAGCTTGGGTGCGTCCCAGTAGCGGACGTTGCCCTGGATGATGCGGTCGCTGGCCTGCTTCAGCTGCGCGTTGCTCGCGCCTTTGAGCGCATAGAAGATGAGCGGGACATCGTAGGTCTGCCCGTTATAGGTGACGACCCGATGATTGAGCAGAACCCGGCGCAGCCGATCCTTGTCGAACTGCGGCGAGCGCTCGGAGAGTTCGAAACGCAGGCGCGTGCCGTCACTCAGGCGTTTCAGCCCGACGAGGAAGAAATTACGGTAGGTTTCGATGTCGCAGGCGACTTCGGGTTTGGTCACGATGCGTCGGCCCAATCGAAAACTTCGTCGTAAGGGACGAACTTCCACCCTTCATATTTGAGGGTCAGGCGCGCGAAGCGATGAACCGAAGCGCTTAACTCTTGTCCCTCACGACGCCTCCGAAGCTGGAAGGATTTCGCCGACCGGTCAAAGACATAGTCAGGATGCCGGATCAGTTGTTTGCCATTGAACGAAATCCGGCAGATTCCAAAATCGAAGCGTTCGAGAATGGCATCGAGGGGCCAGTCCACCATTACGATTTGCACGGGCGGGCAGTCGTCGAACGCGCAATCAATGCAGCCGGTGAGGTCGTTGCCGTCGCCGACCGGATAGAGCGTGTCCGTGTCAAGTTCCGCGCACGTCAGCCCCGCCTTAATGAGCCGGTTCCGCAGACGCTCAAGGTCATCCACGCCGCGCCCGTGAACGAATATGTCGATGTCCTTTACCGGGCGGTCGTTATCGAGGTCGCGCAGGCACCCGCCTGCCATGACCGCAGGGCAAACACTCTGAACGGCGGCAAGCGCCGCCTCCCACTGATCAGGAATATCCATGCTTCAGCCCTCCGGCGAATGCCGGCTGCCCTCGGAGATTATGACTCCGAACCCCGAGGGCAGCCGAACCTCGCTTAGCCGATGTTGAAGTCGTCTTGCGGAGCCGAAGCGGCGGGTTTCGGAGCGCCGCCCATGTCGTCCTGCGGGACGTCGACTTCGTCGAACGCCGCATCGACATCGACGCCGCGGCTCGCGAAGGCTTCGCCATCCTTGGCGAACTGGATCGCCTCGAGGCTGGCGTTGATGCGCGACTTCTTACCGTTATCACCCACATAGCCGTAGATGCGAATGATCGCGTTCACATAGCAGCCGGAATAAGGCGCGTAGGGGTCGCCCTCGTTCAGTTCGGCGAAGCGGCCGTCGGCGCCCTTGCGCGGCCCGATGACCTTGACCGGCCGCTTCTTCGTCCCGGCCTTGATCTGGTTCCACTCGTCGAGCTTCACCGGACGGTTGGCGGAGACGTAAAGGCAGCCTGCATAACCGTCATAGAGCGCTTTCGCCTCGTTCGTCGCTGCATCGACCGGTTCGCCATCGCGCAGGCAAAGCTGGTCGGCGCCGAACGCGGGCGGCGATTGGCCCCAGGTATTGATCCGCGCCTTCGCCATCGCATCCTTGACGAGCTGAATCGTCGCGGCGTCGGTTTTCGGGATCAGCAGTGCGCAGTTGAAATTCTTGCCAGTCACATTCCCGGCGTCGTCCTTGCGGTCCTGCGGGTCGAACACCCGGAAGAACGACAGGCGCACGCCTTGCAGCTTCACTTCAATATCATCGGCCATTCTCAATCTCCACTTCATCAAACTTCTGCTCGAGCGGCGCGATGGCCGGGCGAGCGTCCTGGTCGCTGACCAACACCGGCTTGCGTGAGCCGCGGCAGATCAGTTTCTCGATTGCGGCGAAATCCTCCGCCCCGAGCTCTTTCGACACCTGTGTCGGCGTCTTGATTCGCTTGCTGAACCGGCCGTCACCGAGCAGGGGCGCGAGTTGCGTGTCCGCCTGCTCGGGGTCGAACCACTTGTCGGGCGACTTGCGCCCTTCGACGGCCTTCAACCCTCCGGAGGGAAGGCCGCGCAACGCATCGTCGAGGTGCTGGTTGTGCAGCGTGTCGAGCCAGTTCTCGAACAATTTGCGGTGGCGCAGGATGTGCGCGCGGCGCTCCGGCGTCATACCCATCAGCGGCAGGAACGGCGGGGCGGCGATCGCGATGTCGTCGTCTATCTCGCCGAACTTGCTTCCGATAACGTCGAGCATGAACTCGTCGAAGGTCGGGCAGCCGCCTGGAGCGATACGGCGGCGGCACCATTTGCAACCCTTCTCGGTCGCCGCGCGAGGCGCAAACGGGTCCTGCGTCGCGAGGGATGCTGCACGAGCCTGTTCCCCGAAGTCGAGCAGGTCGCCAAGCGTCGTGTACCACTCTCCCCCGCCGCCCGAGCAACGGGGCTGGTCGACGACCAGGAGGAAACGGGTGCTGCGCGCGCCGTGAGTCTCGCGGCAGTGCTTGTGCCAGAAGCCGAGCGCGTAGAGCATCATCTGCTTGTTCTCGACGGCCTCGACGGGCAGGCCCCTGCCCCACTTGAGGTCGTCGATGACGATTAGGTCCGGCAGGATAACGCCGCGGTCGAGCGTCCCGAACTGGTCGGGTCCGAGCCAGTGGGAAAGGTCGACGCGATGCTCGCCGAAGAAACGGCCGCCGAACGACCGGATATAGTTGATGCCGAACGCAAGTTCGTCGGCGTCGTCCACCGTCCATTCGAAGTTGAAGCCTTCGATGGTTCCCCGGTGTCCGATGAAATCGTAAGGATCGAGTCCGAGGTCGAGGCAGAGCTCGCTGATATGGTGCGCGAAGGTGCCCTCGGCGGCAAACTCGCTGGTATCGTCCGGGAGTCCCTCCTGCGCGGCAACGCTGCCGGCGCAGTTCATCCAGGTCTCGGCACCGGACGGAGAAAGTTTGGCGTGGGCGGTCAAAGCCGACCCTCGTCGCGGGCGTTATTCAGATAGGTGACGACAGCTTCCGCAAACGCGGCCTCAGGGGAATCCGGGTCTAGCCGGTGTTGCGCAGTGACGATGTCATCCCAGAGCGAAGCCTCTCGGTCGCGCACTTCCTCGAGCTCGATGCACCGGCCACAGCGCGTTTCACCCAAGCGGGCTGTGTTGCCACAGCGGCAGGCGAGCTTTCCAGGTTCAGCCATGTTTCGCTCCAAACGCGAGCGCCGCCATGCCGAGCGCGGCCGCAATGCGGTCGTTCAGGGACATGACGGCGCTCACCACCCCTCCGGTCAGGCTGACAGGAGTTCGATCAGATAGTCGGCACGGGCCGCCGCCAGCGCTGCGGGATCTTCCACTCCCGCAGTGCTGGCGGCGGCCTCGGCTTCCCACTTCTCGAACGCAGCGATCAGCTTGGACCGCGTGGTTTCGATGATCGACTCCATGTCGATCAGCCGATGTTGAAGTCGTCGCCGCCGGCGGTCGCCGGAGCGCCGTCGTCCTGCGTGACATCGCCGTCGAAGTCGTAATCGTGGCTGAAGTTGACCGGCAGGCCTTCGTTCAGCCGGCGCAGGAAGAACAGCGCCTGCTTGCGTTCGTCCGCGCCGTTGATGCCGGTCTCGCCGACGAGCGTCGCGGTTCCGAAATGGGTCGTGATGGCCTTGATCTGGCCGCCCCTCTCCGCACGGGCGGCAGCGTCCTGGCCTGCGCCCGCGATATAGGTCTGGGCGGCGTTGCGCAGGTCATCCTCGGTGACTTCCGGCGTCGTCGCAGTAGGGGATGGTGCAGCAGCGTCTGAGGCGGCGGCAGTCGACGGGGCTGATGCACCGTTTCCCGCGTCCGTCGCGGCAGGCGCTTCGGCCTCGGCCTTCTTGCGGCTGCGGCTGGCCGGCTTAGGGGTTCCGCTGGCTGCGGCGTCGGTCAGTTGCGCGAGCGCAGCTTCGCGTCCCGCATTCATCACCTTCATTTCGGCGGTGTTTTCCTGCACCGCGGCAGTCAGCGCCTCGATGGCGGCTTCAATCGACATTTCTGCACTCCCTCTAGTCGGTTTGGCCCCGCCGCTCCGGCGAGTCGGGCTGTCTTGAACCACATCCGAAACTCTTAATCAACTATTTAGTGAGCACACACGCGTCAGTTGATTAGTCGGATTGGCGGGGTTAGGTTCGGGGCCGACCGGGAGGAGCGAATCGCAATGGAAGTCACCGAGGCACAGCCGCGATTGGAATGGATGAACACGGAACTTTACCGTGTGCTGTCCGCGACCTTTCCCGAGATTCGCACAGAGCAGCAGAAGGTGCTCGACGTCGAAAAGCTGGCCGAAGAAATCGGTATGAGCGCGGAGGGCATCTACAAATGGTTCCGCAAGGGCCGCATCCTCTCGCCCCGCGGTCTCGGCAAGATCGTCGAACTGGCGAACTCACCGGAAAATGTCGCGGCGCTTGAGCGCGCGGGACGAACGCCTCCCACCAAGCAGGATTTTGCGCGCCTGATGATCCCCTGACGCCTTTCGCAACACGAGTGTCCAGGGGTCAAAAGAAAGTGCGTGAATGACTGCGTTCGACGAACAGGTGCTGGCGACGATCGAACCGCTCCGCAATGCGGGCTTCGCGCTTCATTGGCTTCACCCGAAAACCAAGCGCCCCATCGGCGACGACTGGTCGACCAAGCCTGTGGCGACACTCGACACGCTCCGTCGCCGCCACGCGCCCGGCAACAATCTCGGTGTCCGTCTGGGGGAAGTCAGCAAGCTCACCATCGGGCTTTACCTGCACGTTCTCGACATCGACATCCGCGACGATTCGCTCGCCGACGAGGCCATCCTCAAGCTGGCGGCGATGTTCCCCGGAATAGACTTCGGCGCATTTCCGGTCGTCCGCTCCGGCTCGGGCGGCAAGTCCCGCCACGTCTATTTCCTGTGCGAACGCCACTTTCGGTCGAAGGATCTCGCCAAGAGTGCGACCTTCAAGATGGTGTTCGACGACAAGCTCGGGCGCGAGGTCAAGAAGCGCGACTGGGAAATCAGCCTGTTCGGCAGCGGGAAGCAGGTCGTGCTTCCGCCGTCGATCCACCCCGACACCGGCCTGCCCTACAGCTGGGAGCGCGAGTTTGATCTTGGCATGCTCAGTCTCGGCGTCGGCCCGAGCATTCCGGCCGCTCGGCTCAATGCGTTGGGTGCGATGGACTGCGAGGTCGAGGACAGCCTTGAAATCAAGCCGCCGCTCGGCCTGACGCCGGAGGAAGCCGAATCGATCCTCGACGACCTGCCGCTCGAGGAATATTGCGAGGACCGCGATGGCTGGGTGCAGGTCGGCATGGCGCTGCACCACGAGTTCGGCGGCGGCGAAGAGGGTTATGCCCTCTGGAGCGAATTTTCGCAGCAGTCGGCCAAGTTCGACGACAAGAACCAGCGCACCGTCTGGAACAGCTTCCGCAACAAGCCCAATTCGGTTCGCATGGCGACCCTGCGCTCGGTCGCGCAGCAGGCGCGCCTGCTCAACGCGTTCGACGAGGTTGATGTCGACGATGACTCAGGCGGCGACGGTTTCGACGACATCATCGGCACTCCGGCCGCCGAGGGCGACGAGTTCGACGCAATCATCGGCTCGGCGACCGCCCCCGCGCTTGGATGGATGTCGCTGCTCCAGGTCACCAAGGACGGCGAGGGCTGGGCGTCGAACCTCCACAACCTCGAACTGATCGTCAAGAACGACCCCAGGCTCGCCGGCATCGCGCAGATCAACGAGTTCACGCAGGAGGTCGTTCAGCGCCTGACGCCGGGCAAGCAATCTCCGCGCCGCAAGAACCAGGCCAAGCCCGTCAAGCAACTCGAAGGCCGCGTGTGGCACGTCGAGGACGAGCTCAACGGCGAACTCTGGTCGGAGGATCGCGACTTCGCCATCCGCTCCGTCATCGAGGCACCGCAGACTCAGGGCGGATACGGGATCAAGGTCACCGACCGGGATCTTCGCGCGGCGATCGCCCTGTCGGCGCAGGATAGCGCTTTCCACCCGGTGCGCGAATATCTGAACGGGCTGACCTGGGACGAAACGCCCCGGGTCGAGACCCTGTTCATCGACTATCTCGGCGCCGAAGCCACCTCCTATTCCCAGAGCATCGCCCGCCTGATGATGCTCGGTGCCGTCACGCGCATCTTCGAGCCGGGCCACAAGTTCGACTTCGCGGTCATCCTCGAGGGCCTTCAGGGCAAGAGGAAATCCACCTTCATCGAAACGCTCGGGCGACGCTGGTCGGCCGAACTCGACGGCGACTTCCACGACCCGAAGATGATGGTCGAGTTGATGCAGGGCGCGTGGATCCTGGAATTGCCGGAGCTGACCGGCTTCCAGCGCTCGGACGTTCGCGCGATCAAGGCTTTCATCAGCCGCAAGAAGGACCGCGTGCGCATGGCCTATGCCCGCCGCGCCGGCCAGTACCCGCGGCAGTGCATCTTCATGGGGTCGACCAACGACCGCGAATATCTGAAGGACGACACCGGCGGGCGCCGCTTCTGGCCGATGCCCTGCTACGTCGCCGAGATCGACACCGACCGGCTCGAGGCGAACGTCGACCAGTTGTGGGCCGAGGCCACGGCGATGTACCGGCAGCTGCGCGCCGAGCAGCCGCGAGGCACCCTGCCGCTATATCTCCGGGACGACGAGGCCAAGGAGATCGCCGCACGACTCCAGGAATCCCGCAGGCAGGAAAACTCGGACGACGGGCTTGCCGGCGTCATCGGCGCCTGGCTCGATCAGCCCGTCAACGAGGGTGGGTTTGAGGAAGTCACGGAGGACGGGCAGCCGACCTACCGCGACCGCGTCTGCCTGCCGGAAATCTGGGTCGATTGCCTCCGCGGCGACGTCAAGAATTATACGGCGACCCAGGCGCAGGCGCTCGGCCGAGCGATGGCGAAGGGCGTCATTGCCGCCGACTGGCAGCCGCAGGGCACGCATCGCCACCCGATCTACGGCAAGCAGCGCTGCTACCGCCGCGTGACGCCGCTGGAGACGCCTGCCGGGCCGGACGAGTTCGCGGTTATCGGGTGATGGCGACCGCACAGGACATCCTTGATGCGCTGATCGCCGGCTGCGACGACAGCTTCATCTGGGCCAGTGAATTGTCGCTTTCGACCGGAGCGCGGCGCTGCGATTTCTGGACGATCGCCCCTCATCAATCGAAGGGTTATCTGGCGACCGCCTACGAGATTAAGGTCTCGCGCTCCGATTTTCGGAGGGACAATGCGGTAAAGCAGCGCGAGGCGCGTCTGTTCAGCGACCGCTTCTATTATGCGACACCTCCTGGCCTGCTCGCTCCCGAGGAAATCCCCGATTGGGCTGGTCTGATTGAGGTGACCGCCGAGAAGCGCAAAATCGTCGTTCCGGCGCCGCTCAGGGACAAGGACGCGCCGAGTTGGGAGCTCATCGTTTCACTGCTGCGCAACAGCGGCCAGATCAGGCGCGACGCAGACCTAGTTCGCAAGGAGCGCGACCGGCTGCGTCGCCAGTTGAAGGATGCGAGTGACCGCCTTCGCGCGAAGGGTGAGCAGCCGTGGCAATTCGGGATCCACGGATAGGTGCCTGACGGGCCGGATTGCTAATCCGCTCAGAGTCGCGCCGTACCCGTCAGGCTAGTCGAACCTGGTCAACCGCTCGCTACCCACCCCTGCTTTCCTGACCGCGTTCCGGCGGCGAGTCCGCAGGGCCTAAGCCTCGTCCGTTGTCGCTCGACTAAACTATGGTCGGAATCGCGGGCTACAACGGGCCTAGCCCTCACCCCATCCCGACTAGCGCGTGCACACGCCAGCACCGTCTTTCCGGCTGCCAGGCCTGATTTCGCTCTATGCCCGCGTCCGATGAAGCGGTCGGAACCCGCATCCGGCGTAGGCCCCGGCCCCGATGGGCACGCAAAAACGTTGCACCGAAACTGTGTTTGGAAGGACGGCGTCCGGAGGTCGGGTTCCCCAAGGTTGCGACCCTTAGACCTACTGTCGACGCGTCGCCGCCCATTCAAACACAGCCGACAGAGTTTTAGGCCATACAGCCGATTGGGCCGGACAAGTTTTCACGCCTTCTCCGAGGCGGCTGACGGTATAGCGGATTCTTACCGCTTCTCCCGGCCTTTCAGCCTTCGCGTGTTGCTTTCACACCATTTCACCGTCAGCGGCGGCGGGAGTTGTCCGGACGAATGCAGCTCCCGCGGTCTGCATAGATTGACTGGCCGGACACAGCCGCCACCTTGTCCCCGTGGGGTGGCGTAAGCCCGTGTCGCCGCGAAGCGTGGGGAGGCTCACCTCTTAAACTCATTCGAGGGCTTTCACCTCGCGCCCGATCAGCGCCCGGGACGCTTTCACGGTCTGCGGTGCAACCCTTGCGGGTGTCGTCCGGGAAGCCCTTCCGCTGCTACAACCCAGACCGAGTCCGGTGGATCTCCGGACGCCCATTTGTGCGGCTCCCCTGTGGCCTCAAGGAGCAGCGCGGAGTCCCCGTTGCCGGGTGTACCGTGTCGACTAATCTCTCTCCGAGGAGGGAGGGGTGCCATGACCTACGAATCACCTACTCCGACTCACGCGACTGAGTCAACTGTAAAGTGATTGCGCGATTTCGAATGGGTTCGCGCAGCAATTCCTTCCGAACCCAAACCGGACTCGAATTACGGCTGCCGATCGCTACAAATTCCGGAGTTTTAAAATAGGTTTTGATTCAGAACGCATCCGCTCGGTTTCGCCGCGATCCGGACGCCGGCTGGTAACAGGCCCCTCGGCTGTTACCGACCTGTTACCAGGGCCTGTTACCACAGATTCCGCAGAAATCCGCCGCAAAACGGGATGGTAACAGGTGGAACAGGCATTTTCCTTATAGAGAATGTCGTTTCAGGGGATTCTGCGCACTTTTCGGCTCGACCAGTGCCTGACCGCAGGGTTCTAAACCTGTAAAACGACAAACTTCTAAGGAAAAGCCTGTTCCACCTGTTACCAGTGACCTTATCCTTATGATTTCAAACGGAAAAAGCGGTAACAGGTGCCGGTAACAGGCCGGTAACAGGTAAAGGGCCTGTTACCAGTCGGCTATGCAGTAACTTGGCTGATCGGAGGCCCATCGTCCCAGGCCGTCCCATAGCGTCCCATGCACTATGTCCTAAGCGAATCTCCGAAAACTCTCGATTTCCGCGGCTCAGCGCCCCCCGCCCGCCTGCCCAGACGCAGGAAGGACCCGTAAACCAATGACTTAGGCGCTGCAGTTGCCGGCGAGGCTGAGCTGTCGAGATGCCGCGCCGCGCGTCCCATGTAGTCTCATGCCGTCCCATAGCGTCCCGGATGCACGAAAGCGGCGAGGCGGCCAGTCCCATGCAGTCTCATGCCGTCCCATAGCGTCCGCACGCGCTGCTCGACCTGCCAAGGTTGTTCAAGGCACGCGCTGCTCGACCGGCCAGCTATCCAGTTGCCGGCGCTGCCAAGCCGGCTCGAGGCGGGCAAAACTACTCCCTCGAAACGAGTCCCGGTCAACTTTTAGTTGACTTGCTGCCCCGAATCGCTAGTGTCGAATCAACAGATACGGAGTGATTCGAAATGCAGATTGTCCGCACCGCCACCGCCACCGCCCCGAGCACCAGCCAGGCTCAGCGCGACTGGTACGCCCGCTTTCAGATTGCCGCCGCGCTCGCCGCAGCTGGCCGCTGATCCGAAGTCACTAAACAGGGGACCGACAAGATGACGGAGCCGCTAACAGAATGGAATGTCCGCAAGGGCGAAGCGCTCCGCGTGCGCTTCGGGTCGACCGGAAGCCAATATGCTGTGTGTATCGGCCACAACCGCAACGACCGCCCGATGATTGTCAAATGGTCGGGACGCTCCCGCAAGTGGAGCAAGCCCATGCGACTAGATGACTCAATCATCGTCGGTCGGGCGGGCCTTTCCGACTGGTCGGGGCAAGGCGAGCCGCAAGTGCCGCATAGCCTGATGGAGCGCTACAAGTGACCGACGCCACCGCCATGCTGGAGCGCCTAGCCGCCGCGCCAAAGCCGTTCGCCGCCGTGCTGCGGTACAACGACGGAACCGAGCAACGCATTGCTCAGCCGCGCCGCGAACAGGCCGAGCGCATCGCCGCCCGATATGCGGGCAAGGAAGGCGAGATGTTCCAAATCCGCAACGCCGATCTGACCGTCCGTTGGGCGAAGCTGGTCAGCGTTACAGTCGAGGGGAATTGAGTGATGCCGCGTTACGTTAAGGGAAACGAGTTGCCACCTGCGCTGCAGCGCGCCGCGTTTGCCGCCTATGTGCATCGCTTCACCATGGAGCACGTTCCCGATTGGGCGCGCCGTCGGCCCTGCGATAGTGGCGGAACTGAGACCCGCTACTATGCGCCGCAATACCGCTCCGATGCGGAGTGGCTGGCTAACACCCAATTTCCGGTCACTGCTCGCGGGCGATTGTCTGAGCGCCCGAGCGATTGCCGCTCAGCAGGTCAGACTTGGCCGCTTGGGCAGTGGCTGGAGCAACCTTACCGGAAGGGGAACTGAGATGCCACGGCAAGCGACCATCAACAGGGCACGCGCCGAGCGCGCCGCCCGCGCGCTGAAGGCGCAGCGCTATTGGGATTGCGGCGAGTCCTACGCCGTCGCGGACTTGCTTTGCGACCTGCAGCATCTTTGCGACCGCGAACGCTGGGATTTTGCCGAGCTGCTCGACAGCGGGTCGAACCACTACGCCAATGAACGAACGCCAGACGACATAGAGGAAAGCGCGCGGGCGATGCACCGGCGCGGGGATTATCCGATTATCGCCGAGGAAAATCTCGACTCACTGCGGCTGCAGGCCGTCCGCGCGATCCTGCGTAACGATAGCGGCGGTTTCGACTGCCTGGGCGATCAGATTGATGCGGCATTGTCGGCAATAGACGACGCCGACGAGTCCGGATTGCGAGCGATTATCGCGGCTGCCGATGCCGCCCCGAAGGGGAATTGAGATGACCGACCGGCAAGCCACGTTCCGCCAAGGCCTCGCCATCCATGCGCGGCTCGAGCAAGCGGAGAAAGCTGCGTCCGCACGGTTGCGCGCAATTCCAGGAGTCGGCTCCGGCCGCATGGGATTGACGCCCGATCACGTCCGCGCGTCGGCCGAGTTCAAACAGGCCAAGGCCGCGCACGTCCAGGCCGCAGCGCAGCTGGCTCAATTCAATGGCCGCTTCTGCAAGCTGTTCGCCACCGAGCTTCGCGAGGAGCGCGACCGCCGCCGGCATGAACGGTTCGACGGGGCGCGGGTAAACGGGGAAACCGGCAAGGCGGAGATTTGGCTATGAAAACGGAGCACGAGCGACTCGATGAGATTGCGGCCGAGCACGAGCGTCAGGCGCGAAGCCTGGATGAAATCAAGGCGGGTCGATTCTTCACTATCGGCGACGAGACGGAAGCAAGGCGGTCGACCGCCGCGCACCGCCGAGCCGCCGCGATTATCCGCCATCAGATCGAATGCGAGGCCTGAGATGGTCGACCTGGGCCTCGGCGTCCCCGCCACGCTTGGACGCGGCAACTATCGCGATAACAAGACGGTCGTGCTTGCCGACGTTTGTCGGGAGTTAGAAATCGTCAACGCAAGCGATGCGGCGAGCAGGCTGGATGACGACGAAAAGGATAACATCGGCATTACCGATGCTATCGGTCGGAAGCGTCCGACAGCGCCCCTCAAAGGCCTGGTGGCACGACGCCGCCGCCGCGACATCACGCAGGCTGAGGCCGGCAGCTGGATCGGCATGAGCAAGCAACAGATGAGCATGGTCGAATCCGGCCGGGCCCGCCTCGATCTGAAGCGCGGGCGGATCCTCGCCGAGCGCCTGGGCTGCACGATGGAGGAATTGCTGTGATGCGACTCATAGGCGAGAACGAAAAGGCGCGAGCGCTCGGCTATCTCGACGGGCGTGCCGGAAGGCCGAGCGACTGCGGGTCGATTCCCTGGGCGCAATTAAACGCATATAACGCAGGTTTTCGAGACGGTACGCAACTTCTTAAGTCAACTAAGAGTTGACCCGATGCGAGCGAATCACTAAAGACATGAGTCGCGATATCGGCCGGGATCGGTAGGGCGCGGAACGCTCCAGCCTCGAACGGGGGCGGAGAGAACCGAACAGGGGAAGTAGGGTGCCGCGTCCTTCCCGTCCCGGTCGGAACGTGAGTCACTAAACAGGGGAATTGAGATGTTGAACGCACGCCGCAGTCCCTATCAGACTCATTATTTCGATGCCCCGTCCGGCGTCACTTTCCGGCTTGTGCTGAGCAGGGCCACTTACAGCGTCGCCGCCTTCGATCGCGACGGTCGCCGGATTTATTGGAGCGGTCGCCATTGGGGCGCTTCGCTAACCGATGCCCTATCTGCCGCCTGCTACCACGGCGAACCCCTAATGGCGGCGTCGGCAATCTGGTTTCTGTTCGGGCGGATCGACTATTATCGCGACCGCCCCGGCATACTCGACCTTTGGGCAGCTGCGATTTACCGCGGCGAGCCGGCGGGCGTCACCCATGAACGATTCGCCCCCTACCGTGAAGCAATGAAGCGGGCGCGCGAACTACGGTTCGGCCCCGGTCATCGGCAAGCGATAGCCGAAGCGGAGGCCTTGGCGGAGAAACTGGCGCGGGAGTCCGTCGACTGGAACGCCGAACGCCTGGCGGCGGCGAGGAAAGCCGCGGTCCTGCGATGCGTCCGGACATCTTCGGTTCAACCGATTCATATCGACGCCAAGGATACCGTGGAACGTCGCGCTTATCCGCCAGCGCCACCGGGAACGGTCGACGCGCTGATTGCCGAGGGCGCGCTGCGCATGACCCGCAATACCCGAGGCCAACCTGCCTTCGAAGCGGCGGCGGCATGACACGCCGTCACCTTACTGCCTCCGGGCGCTTCGAGGTTGTCCGCCAGAACGACGACCCGGGTTTCGAATTGCGCCACGTCGCCAGCGGCCTTCGTTGCGGCAGCTTCTCCCATATCGCCGTGCGAACCTTCAAGGCAGCCGTCGAGGGAGTCGAGGAAGCCGAGGCGCGGCTTACAGCGACGCAACTCGAAACGATCGACCGGACTAGCGACGCATCTCCCGCGCGGCACACCGCACTGGCAAACTTTGCCTGGTCGCTCCGGCAATCATTCCCGGACGGCGCATGGAGCCGCTGAGATGACGCCCTACCATCGCCGCAAGCTGGCAACCTCCGGCGTCGAATATAGCAGGGCTGAGTCCGATCTCCTGCATCGCTTCGGAGCTGCGGCCTATCGCCTCTGTTTCGAGAGCCGCGACGAAGGGCAACGCATTCGCGTCCATATCCGCGACGGACAGGAGTCGTTCGTCCGGCAACACGCTGGCGACGCTGCTGTCGACCGCTGGTTAGCGGCGCGCGCGGAGGTCGACCGCCTTGAGGAACGCACGGAAGGAGTCACGGCATGAAGCTGAAAATTGACCGCGTCCGCTATCATCGGAACGGCTGCATGGGCGCCGGTTTCGATTTGGTGGAGTTCCGCTACCGCCTGCAAGGCGAGAGGCGCGAACGGCGCCTGGTCGCAGCTGTGTTCGAGGAAGCCGGAAACTGCGCCGTTATCGAGCCAGCCAACCTGCTGAACAAGTGGCGCGGCGACGACTTCGAGCCGGCGCTCCGCGCCGCGATCGCCACCGCGCACCGCGAAAATAAGGACGTTTTCAGCCGCGACGGCGCCGACAACTAACCGAATCACTAAACAGGGGAATTGAAATGTCCGAACAGGGAAAACTTACGGCTCCGCCGCACGGCCTGAGTCTGCAATTTGTCACGGCCGAGGCGATGCACGTCGACTGGCGCGAACTGTACCAGAACGGCGACGAATATGACGTTGCGCTGCCGCCAGTGACCTATGCCGATGTCGCGGAGCGCGCGCCTGACCTCATGGAGGAATGGAATCGCGTCGCGGTTGAGGAAACCGGCAGCGACTACGACCCCGCCGCCGAGCTCGACGAAGAACACCTGGACGAGTTCCGGCAGACGCAGGGCTATGACGAATGGGCCGACCAATATCAGCCCGCGATGAACTACGCATGGCCGGTCTCACTAGCATATGGCGGCCCCTCTGCCGAGGAAGCCGCGCGGCTGATCGACCTGTACGCCGGAGCCTGCACGCTGATTAGCTTTGCCGACGGCTCCAACCCGTTCGGGGAAGACTCGGACGCGCCGGAATATGCAATCGCGCTGACCGGCGGCGGCATGGACCTGAGCGACCATATTGCGGTCGCCTACCTCTGCTGCGGTTGCGTGCCGCCCGAGCGCATCCTCAGCGGCCTGGACAATTTCACCGGCTGCAATCGCAGCGGGAAGCTGAGCGCCGCGGCAGACCTGCTGCGCGACGCCTATGCCCGCGCCGCCGAATATTTCCGCAATCGCGCCAGCCGCCTCGAGGAGATGACGGGGCGGCTCGAACTTCGCGGGGAGGACGCGTGATGAAGCATTCACGCATAAAGCCGGGCGAGCTCGACGAGCGGAAGAAAGCCGACCGGGCAAAGATGGCCGCGGCCGTCATCGAGCTAGCCGAGTCGATGGGCGCAACGGTTGAGGTGGAGCGGGAACAGCCCGGCCACCCGTACAAGGCCCGGCGCATCTCTTTGACGATCCGCACGCCCGGCGGCGCCTATCTGCCGGCGGAGTTCGACGGGGACAGCTGCCAGCCCGGAGTTCACGTCTGGTGCTGGAACACCGAGCTAGACTCGCTTTTCGCATTCTCTGGCGCAATGGGAGACGTGAACCCGCACCACTTCGCCAAGGCTCAGCGGGTCTGGTACGGACTCGAGGAAGTGTTATTCCATCTGCGTCGCGACCTTGAAGCGCTGATGAGCGGTCGCGGCTATTCGGTCGACCGGGCGCGGAAATTGGCAGAGGGGCGGCGCAAGTCGCTAACCGATGCCAGCGACTATTTGGCGCCCATTGTCGCCGCCGGCGAAGGCACCACCTGGAACGACGGCACCGAATGCCAGTCGGCGGAGCAAGTGCGCGAGAACTTCGAACGTATCCCCACCTTAATTGCGGAGACGGACTCGTTCATCGCTGCAGGTTGCCCGATGGAAGGTGCGCAAATGTCCCGCCGTCGTCTTTTCGGATAAGGAGCGCCCATGACCGTACTCCTGATCATGCTCGCCCTGGTCGTCGGGCTTTCAATTATGTCGAGCGACAAGGCGGGCCGGGCGGCCGCGCGCAAACGGCTCGCCCGCTATAACCCGATCTTTGCGGCCGCTGCGGCGATCGGCTGGCTCATGCTCGCGGCCATCATGTTCGGCCCGCGCCGCTGAGCGCCGCCGACTCCGGACATTGCAGGGGCGCTCCTCGCCGGGCGCTCCTCGCCGGGCGCCCCTTTTTCGTGCGTAACCGGCCTTTAACCGGAGCAGGCGCATCATGGGCGCCGTTCAACGGGGGACGCCCATGCGCACGATCATCACCGCAACCCTGGCCGCGCTCGCCGGCGCGCTGCTGACGGCCTTTATCCTGGCCGGCCGGACGTCGGCCGATGCCGCCGCCGCGCCTGTGGCGGCTGCAACCGCCCCGGATCCGTTCGCAACTGTGCGGGCGGCCGTTGGCGCAAGACTGCGGGATCCCGACTCCGCGCGCTTCGGCGAGTTCCGCCGCGGCACGGCCGGCGCCACCTGTGGCGCAGTCAACGCGCGCAACGGCTTCGGCGGCTATACCGGACTACAGCCTTTCGTCCTGCCGCCGGCGGGACCGCTCTACCTCTATGACGAAAGCCTGCCGTGGATCGAGCGCGGCCGCCTCGCCGCGCGCCTCGAACAATGGGGCTGCCCGGTCGCCGGCGATGCCGCCGACGCGCTGCGCGCGCATCGGGCGCGCGAGCGTTTCTACGCCGAACGCCGCTAGGCGCCGGAGAAATCGGCAGGCCGGAGAAATCGGGGAAATCGAAGGCCGAGGACCGCCGGCAGGCGGGGTAACAGGGGGAAACCCCGCGCCGCCGGCGGTCAGGTTCGCAGCACGGGGGCATGTGCTGCTTTCGGCGACTCGGACAATCGGCGATTCGACCCGCAGAGTCAACCGTTGATATGGTTACTCACGTTTCGGTTGACTCCTCCGCGTGATTGCGACAGGTTCCGCTCCACTGATTCGGCAAGAACAGGGAGTGAGAGAAATGACGTTCGACCCCGGAGAAATGGGCTATCATGTGCCCTACCGCGACGGCGAGGCGAACCATTGCCCCGGCTGCGGCCGCACGCACTGGCTGATCGGGCGGGTGTCGGCGGAGTGTGCGTTCTGCACGACTGCCCTGCCGCTCGTCGAGGCCACAAGCCGCATGCACATGCGCCCGGTCATCTTCCGGCGTCATAATTCGACGCGCCTGCTCGAGGCCGCGTGATGTTCGCCGCCGTTTTCGCTTGGGGGCTTCGGCCATGACTGACTCTACCCATGCGCTGAAAGTGCTGTCTGATCTCGTTCACGACCTTGAATGCGGAGAGATGTTCCTTGAGGACATTCCCGAAGCTCTACGCAGTCGACTCCGCGCACTCCTCAAACAGCCATCCCGCGCCAAGCAGGCGGCGAAGCCAACAGGTTCGGCGTTGCCCGTCGCGGCGGGTGTTGCGCTGCGACCGTTCGACCCCGCCGCCCATCTCCACAGCGAGGAGGATGCCGGCTATTATCTCGAAGCCTCAACGGAAGGAAATGACGCCCGGCATATCGCAGGTGCGCTTGAAGATGTCGCCCGCTTCCGGTCGCGGAAATGACCGGCTCCGCCGTCATCTCCCCCTGCGGGACGTACCGCCTCGAACTGGCGCGCGATGTCGAGCTCGACCCGCTGATGGTCGGCCTGCTCGGCCCCGGCTGCACGACGCTTCTCATTGGCGTGAACCCGTCCACGGCCGACGCAGTCCAGAACGATGCCACCATCCGCAAGGACATCGGATTCGCGCAGCGGCTCGGCTGGGCGAGGATCCTGAAAGGCAACAAGTTCGCCTACCGCGCGACCGACGTGCGCGAGCTCGCGATGGCCGCCGATCCGGTCGGCCCCGGCAACGACGTCCATCTCGAGCGGATGATGCGCGAGGCCGCGATCGTCGTCGCCTGCTGGGGGCCGCTGTCGAAACTGCCGGCCAGGTTGCGCGGTCGCTGGCGCGAGGTCGTCGCGATCGCCGAGCGGGTCGGCAAGCCCTTGCACTGCTTCGGCACCGCGAAGGACGGCCAGCCGCTGCACACGCTGATGCTGCCCTACTCAACGCCACTTGTGCGATGGAGTCCGCCGCTATGATGACCAAGTGGCATCGCAAGCCGTTCGTTTCGGTTTACGAGGGCGCAGCTGCGCAGATGCTCGGCCGCTATGTCCGATCATGGAACCGCGAGCAGCGCGACTGGCGCGAACAGCATATTCAACGGACTCAGGGTTTCAGGCCGCTCTATCGCATCAATCTCAGGGACAAGCCGTGAGAGTCGTCGTCACAGGCGGACGCGAGTATCGCGACTCGTCGACGGTCGACCGCACCCTCGACGAGATTCACGCGGCGACCCCGATCAGCGTGCTCGCCCACGGTGATTGCCGCGGCGCCGACCGGCTGGCCGCCGACTGGGCGCGGCGCCGGCACGTTCGACTCTCCCCGCATCCCGCCGCCTGGGACAATATCGACATCGGCGGCGCGAAGATCCGCTGGCGCGCCGGCAGGCCCTACAACGCAGCTGCGGGGTTCCAGAGAAATATCCGGATGCTCGAGGCCGAGCGGCCCGATCTGGTGGTCGCCTTTCCGGGCGGCACCGGCACCGACCATTGCGTCCGGAACGCGCGCCGCCGGAAAATCAAAGTGTTGCCTGTTTGCCCTTGAATCACTAAAGTCGTGATTCGGAGAATCTGATGCGTGTCTCGTCGACAGTCCCGGCAAAGTTCAACGCGGTCACTGGCAAGCCGCCGGTGCTCGAATGGCTCGCGACCGGAGAATTGTCCGTCGATCCCAGTTACCAGCGGTCGCTCGAGGCTGAGACGTCGCGGTCGCTCATCCACCGGATGGCAGTCGACTGGAGCTGGGGGCTTTGCCTGCCGCTGACGGTGGCGCGCCGTCCCGACGGTACGCTGAAGATCGTTGACGGCCAGCACCGTCATGCGGCTGCAGCGATGCGCGGCGACATCCCGCACCTCCCGTGCGTTGTGGTCGCCTTCGAAAGCGTGATCGACGAGGCGGCGGCTTTCGTCGAGATCAACAAGCGGCGCCGCGCGCTCGGCGCGGTCGACGTGTTCAAGGCATCGCTCGCCGCCGGCCAGGGCGAAGCCTGCGAGGTCATGCGGCTGATCGCCGACGCCAGGCTCAGCCTTGCGCCGCACCAGAATTTCATCAGCTGGAAGCCCGGGCAGCTCTACTGCATCCCGACGATCCGCAACGGCCTCCGCCGACACGGCCGCACCGTCGTGTCGGCCGCGCTCTGCGCATTGTCCGAAGCGTTCAGGGGCCAGGTTCTGCAATTCGCCGGCAATATGCTGGAGGGATTGATCGCTTTCTATGCGGAGATGCTGCCGCGCGGCGATTTCGACCCCGACCTGTTCGCCGAGCGCCTCAGCCGCAACCTCCAGTTCGACTGGATCCGCAAGGCGAAGCTGGAAGCTGCGCGGCATAACCTCAACCGCAAGGATGCGATGCGGGCCGTGCTGATGCGCGCCTATGACCAGGAAGTCTGTGCCGCATGACCGACATCGCGTTCGGTCGCGACCTTTGGGCGCTTCGACCGGCACTGGTGCGGGTCGCGCGCAATCTCTGCAAGGATGCCGAGCGCGCGGATGACCTGGCGTCGGACGCGATCGCGCGCGCATGGGAGTATCGGCGCCAGTTCACGCCGGGCACCAACCTTGCCGCCTGGGTCACCTTCATCCTGCGCAACCGCTTCCTCACTGAGCAGCGCCGCAAGCGCTGGGACGGCGGCAATGTCGAGGACCATGCGGGACTCGTCGTCCCCTGCCCGCCCGCGCAGGAGCATCACATCCACTTGCGCGACATGCAGGCCGCGTTCGAAATGATGCCGCGCGAGCAGGTGGAAGCCGTCATTGCGATCGCGCTCGAGGACGGAAGCTACGAGGAAGCCGCCGAGTCCGCCGGAGTCCCGGTGGGAACGATGAAAAGCCGAATCGCCCGCGGTCGGGCCGCGCTTCAGGAACTGATGGCATGAAAGAAGCCGTCGCCCTGGTGCTGACATTCTGGGCAGCGGGCGCCACCCTCTCCCCCACTCCGGCGACCGCTCCCGCACTCGCGCCCAATTCGACACTCTACAGCGACGGCATCCCGCCGGCGCGCTACCAGGGCAACAACAGCCTCGCGCTGACCGTCGTCGACGACCTCAACACGGTGTGCGGCACCCCGCCGCCCGGCAAGCACTTCCTTGGCTGCGTCCGCGGCGGGCGCACCTTCATGCCCAACCCGTGCCGGACGGCATCGGAGCATCCCTATCCCCGGATCCTCTGCCACGAGCTCGGCCATGTGAACGGCTGGCCGGGCACCCACGGCGACTGATCAGCGCGCCGGGAACCGGAGTATCTCGAACTGCCCGGTCCGCCCGTTGCATCGGCTGCAGCGGAGTTGCCGCTGCGCCCGGTCGAGCGGCATCGCCACGGGAAACATCCTGGCGATGATCGGCGGCGTCACCGTTACGCTGTGACCGCAGCGCGTGCAGATGATTTTCGCGCCGGCCGCCTTCCGCTTGAAGTCGCCGGTCGTCCAGACTCGCGTATCCCCCATCGCCGGAACGTATAGGGAACATTGCCGGAGAAATCAGCATTTTTGAATCTGCGGCGTTGCGCGCGTTATGACTCCCTAAAGACGTGATCGCGGGAGCATCCAGTGACGAGCCTGACACTGCACCTGAAGGTCGGGGACACGCTCGACGGCACCGGCACCTACCGCGACGCGAACGGGGATCCCGTCGACCTCGACACGGCGGGGATCACGGTGACCAGCGCGGTGCTGAGCGCCGACGGCACCGAAAGCTGGCCCGTCGAGGTGACGCCGGACCCCGATCAGTCGGCGAACGCAGGGCAATATGCCTTCCATGCCGATTCCTCCGGCTGGACAGCAGGCAAGGGTCTGCGCTGGGACATCCGCTATACCGGCGCCGACGGGCGCAGCGCGTCGACGGACACCGTCACCATCAACCTTAGCCAGGCGATCGCCCCGAGGCCTTCCGAGTGAGCGGCACCCTGCTCCTCACGCGGGGATCGACCGAACTGAGCATCAACCTGGCGGGCGGGGGCACGCAGCTGCTGACCGTCCCGACCGGCAGCCGCACGAGCATCGCGGTCGTCGGCGGCGCACCGGGGCCGCGGGGCCTGAAGGGCGACAAGGGCGACCGCGGCGACAGCGGGGAGCCGACCGCCGAGGATCTCGTCGCTTACTTCGCGGAAAACCCGCCTCCTGCGGGGCCGAAGGGCGACACGGGCGACCCCGGCGCCGACGGCGCGCCCGGAGAAAACGGTGCCGACGGTGCCGACGGCAAGTCCGCCTATGAGATCGCCGTCGATGCCGGGTTCGCCGGAGATACGGTCGCATGGCTCGCCAGCTTGGTCGGCCCTCCCGGTGACTCGGGCAGCGATGGAGCAGATGGTGCGCCCGGAGCAGATGGTGCGCCCGGAGCAGATGGCAGCGACGGCAAGTCGGCATACCAGCTCGCGCTCGACAACGGCTTCGTGGGTACGATCACCCAATGGCTTGAATCCCTGGTCGGGACAGACGGTGCTCCGGGCGCCGATGGTGCAGACGGTGCTCCGGGCGCAGACGGCAAGTCGGCCTACGCGCTTGCGGTCGAAGCCGGCTTCGTCGGCGATGTGGCGGCATGGCTTGCATCTTTGGTCGGCGCGGCGGGCGCGGACGGCAGCGACGCCAATGTCACCAATGGCAACGTCAATGCGGCGATCGCCGACGATCCGTCGGCAACGCGCTCGGAACTGGAACTCGGAACTGCCGCCCTCGCAGACCTGGACGATTTCGATGTCGGGAACATCAACGTCACCGGGTCGCTGAGCGCAGCTTATGTCGCCAGTCCGGCCGTCCCAGCCGCCGACCATGTCACCTTTGCGCCGCAACGCATCACTGCCAGTGGCAAGCGCGCGATGCCGCGCTGGCTGCTGGAGGACGGCACGTTCCTGTCGATGCAACCGCACATCGGCCGCAACGGAGTGGCGTGGGCGAACCCGCGCGGCGGCACCGCCAATATCGACATCAACGGCATCATCTTCACGGCATCCGGCACGGCCACGGCGCGCCCTGCCGCGACTACGAACCGCGCCACCCGCGCCAAGCGCATGGCCTATGTATCGAGCAATGCCGCAGGGAGCGTCGGCGGCATATATTCGCCGAACAATGTCTATACGGTCGGCTCCGGGACGAACGCAGGTGGAGGCGGGTTTTTTGCCGTTTTCCAGTGGGTCGCCAGCGATGCTGCGACCGTGGCCGGAGCGCACATGTTCATCGGCATGTCGAGTTCGGTGACCGTGCCGTCCGCAACCATCAGCCCCTCGGGATTCACCAACTGCATCGGCGTCGGCCAGGCCGCAGGGTCTGCCAACCTCCAGTTGTTCTACGGTGGCTCGGCGGCGCAGGCGTCCATCGACCTCGGCGCCAACTTCCCGGCCGCAGGATCCTCGACCGACCTTTACGAAGTCATCATCTATGCGCCCGCCAGTTCCAGCAACAGCGTCTATATCCGGATCGAGCGGATCAACACCGGCCATGTGTTCGAACAGGTTCTGACAGGCACCGCAGGGGTAGCACTCCCCGCCAGCAACACCTTCCTCGCCCCGCGGCTATACCGCGCCAACAACACGACGGCCCTCTCGACCGGCTTGGATATCGCCAGCTTCTACATCGAGAATAATTTCAGTTAGTCACCTTTCGCGTGACTTTTCGCTTGCGCGACTCGACCCACTCAACTTACAAGTGATTCGACACACAGCGAATCGGAGGGGTCGGGGAAATGCGAAGCAGCAAGCGGGAACGTCGTGAAGCCCATTGCGCGGCAATGAAGGTTCGCCGCGCCAGTCAGTTTGCAGCCACCGCGGGTTTCACGCCGGTCGCCAACGGCCGCATCAACGCCGCCTGCCAGACGCAATTCGCGCTCCTGATGGTCGAGAATCCGAGGCGCAACCAGGTGGAGGCGCAGGAGATTGCGGTGAACCGGGTTGCTTCCATGCTTCCTGCGCCACGCAGGGTGTTCGACTGGCGCGCCAAGGGTCCGAGCAAGAACGACGATCCGGCCTATCGCGGCGAACAGTTCGGAAAGGTTCGGATCGCGAATCGGCGGGTTCCGGCATGACCGCCGCCGCCGACCGCGTCACCGCCTTGTGCGAGCAGCTGTCGGGCCGCGAGGCCAATGGCGACAGCCGCCTCGACGGGGATCTCGGACTCGACAGCCTCGACCGCATCCAGTTGGCGATGGACATCGAGGACGCGCTCGGCCTCCACATCCCGGACGAGGATGTCGACCGGGAGGAGCTCGGCACCGTCGGCGGGCTGATCGAATATGTCGAGCGGCGTCTGAAGGTGGACGGGCAATGACCATCGCCCTGCTGCTGATCTGCGCTCTCGCCTTCGCAACCATCGGAGTGGTCGCTTCGGTCAGATACGACAGCGCATGGTGCCTCATTCCGATGCTCATGGGTCTCCTCTGCGCGTTGCAGGCAGGCAGGTTGATCGGCTGATGAAACCCGGCGACCGCTTCCGCTCCCGCAACACGATGTTCTGGCGCGCCGACGAGAAATTGGAGGCGATCGGCCGCGAGCGACGTTGGATCGACTTCCATCGGGCCTGCGGCGCGCAGGGCTTGTTCTTCGACGACATCGACCCCGTCAACGACGACCCGAAGAAGGACGTCACCGACAGGATGCGCGGGCGCGGCTACCAGGCGGTCGCCTTCCGCGTCGGCAAGGACAAGGGCGGCCACTTCATCCAGTTGTTCGTCGCCCGCGGCATTGGCAGCGACCCGGTGGAGGCAGTGCTAGCTGCCTACCGCGCTGCCATTGAGGCGGGCGATCCTGTGACGCACGGCCTGGACACCATTCTCCGTCAGTCCGTGTCGCCCACATCAAGCCCGCCGCTTGGGGGCGCAGAAGCCCTTACGGTCGAACCTCACTCCCTATCGTCCGAGGATTCCGCGCTGAAAAGGCTCGTTGCGAAAGCCGCTTTTGCAACCGGAAATCCGCTTCCCGTCATCGGCGACGACGACATCATGGCGCTGATCGGCTGATGTTCGGACGTCACCCCGTCATCGCGCCGCTCGGCGTTGCGATCGGCCTCACCGCCCTCGCCTGCCTGGCGCTCGCGTCCGGCCGTCCCGGCAGCGCCGCGGCCTGCTTCATCGTCGCGGTCGGCATGGCAGCCGTCGCCGCGCACTCCAACTGCGAAAGGGGAACCTGGTGAACCAGTCCCGAATCGACAGCGCGATGGAGGCGGTCACCAACACGGCGATCGGCTTCGTCATCAGTGTCGTTACCTGGCATTTCGTCGCGCTCGCCTTCGGCATCCCGATGCCGCTCGCCGAGAATATGGCGATCATCTCGATTTTCACCGTCGTTTCGATTGCCCGCCAATATGTGCTGCGCCGCCTGTTCGACGGACGCTCGCCCTGGGCGGCGCTCAAGGAGAGGTTCGCATGACCACCGAGCAGGATTGGAACCGCGCGATGGCGGAGGCCGGTTATGCGCCGGTCGCGGATTATGTCCGCCGCTACGAAGCCGTCGAGCCGGGCGGCTGCGCTCCGCCGGTGCTGATCGAGCGGGAACCCCGCCGCCGCTGGCGCGAGCATGGCGCCGCCCGCCACACGGCGATCCTGCTGCTGATCGTGCTTGCGGTCATGGCGCTCGTGACGGGAGGGCGGTGATGCACCATCATCCCGAATATCAATATCTGGCCTTGCTGCGCGACTGCCTAGTATACGGCGTCCACCGCGAAGGCCGCAACGGCGGCACCTATGGGCTGTTCGGCCGGCAGATCCGGTTCGACCTCACCGAAGGTTTCCCGCTGCTGACGACCAAGAAGATGTTCTTCAAGGGCATCGTCGTCGAGCTGCTGTGGTTCCTCCGAGGCGACACCAACGAGTTCTTCCTCGAAGGCATCCGCCAGCGCCTCGGAATCACGCGCGAGGAGACGCTCGAGGCGAACATCGACAAGCTCGGCCTCCGCTACCAAGGTCTCAAGTATAGCGACCAGGCAGCGCAGGACCGCGCCGACAAGGTGCCGGCATGACCGACCTCACCATCGGGCACGGAACTGGCCTCGGCCATGCCGGTCGCCCCGAAATCGACTTCAGCGCCGTCGACCGCAATGCACCCGGCCACCGCGGCTACGTCGAGCGGCTTCAGCGCGAAGGCTGCCCGCTCAACGACATCCCTGCATCCGGCCCGCCCTACCTGATCGGCCTGTGCTCGCGGGCGATGCAGTCGGGGAAATCGACGCTCGCCAACCATCTCGCCGAGCGGCACGGCTTCACCGCGCTGAAGTTCGCCGGTCCTCTGAAGGCGATGACCCGGGCGTTGCTGCTCCAGCAGGGATTCTTCCCGTCCACCGTCGAACGGATGGTCGAGGGCGACCTCAAGGAGAGTGAACTCTTACCGTCGCTTTCGGTCTCACATGGGACTCTCGACGCGATGACCGACGCGCTGCTCGAGGCGACCGGCCTCGACCCGATGGAGATCGGCAACGAGCGCCTGAATTGCCACGTTCCGGCGCTGCACGCCTCACCACGCCAGATCTACATCATGCTGCGCGACACCTGGGCGCCGCTCGTGACCAGGCCTCTGGTCACACCGCGCTGGATCATGCAGTCGCTCGGCACCGAGTTCGGCCGCGAATGCCTTCACCCCAACGTCTGGGTCGACATCACATGCACGCGCGCCGCAGGCCTGCTTGCGGCCGGGAAATCGGTGGTGATCGACGACATGCGCTACGCGAACGAGATGGCCGGCGTGCGGGACACCGGCGGTTTCGCCGTCCGCGTCATCCGGCCCCAGGCGATCGTCACCAACAGCCACAGCAGCGAGGGCGAGCTGGACGAGGCTCCGATGACCTCGATCACCAACGGCTTCGCATCGGTCGACAGTTTCCACGGATATATCGACCGCGATGTCGTCCCGAGGCTTGACGAATGGCGTAAATTCGACTCACTAAACAGGTGATTCGATGGGGCCGGCCGCCGAAGATTCTGCGCGGTCGGGGAAACCGGGAGACAAGCAGAACCGGCGCGCCGAAAGGTGGTCTATTGGAAGCTCCCGACCCTTCGCATCGCACCGACAACGAACAAACGAACAGGACGACTTACCAATGAACCATGCGGCTGCCCTTGAAATCCTCAGCTTCGACCATCGCGGCAGCATCGTCGGCTTCCTCAACGAACAGGCCAACAAGCTGGAGGTCAGCGGCCAGAAGCTGATCGCGAGTGCGTTGCGCGCCCAGGCATCCAACGTCGCGATCCAGATGGACATCCGCAGCGGCGCGCGGGGGATCGCCTCGCCGGTCGACGCCATCATCGTGGAGATTTGCGCGCTCGTCGGCGGCACCAACCATGCCGAGGTCAGCGCCCATCACGGCGGCAGCGAGGCGACAAAGCGCGCCCGCCTTGCGGCGATGTGGGTGGCGAAGAAGAAGTTGCCCGACTGGACCGACGAGCAGATCGCCGTCCATTTCCGGCGCGACCGCAGCACGGTCAGTCACGGCATCAAGCGCGCGGAACTCCTGCGCGACCAGGACGCGAACTTCCGGGCGATCACCGATAATCTCGTCAAGCAGCCGATGCGCTGCGAGAATTGCCAGCACCCGCTGCTTTCGGTTTGACTTTGAGTCACTTTTTTAGTGTGTTGCTAATCAGAGGAGTGAGTTCCAATGGCTGAACACGGGCAACCGGGCCACAATAGCGAAGGCACCGTCGCGGCCGATCAACTGCGGCTGTTCGTCGAGCGTGTCGAGCGTCTCGAGGAAGAAAAGAAGGGCATCGCGGACGACATCCGCGACGTTTACGCCGAAGCGAAGGCGAACGGCTACGACACCAAGACGATGCGCGCGGTCGTGCGGCTCCGGAAGATGGAGACCCACGTCCGGCAGGAAGCCGACGCGCTCCTCGAAACCTACCGCATCGCACTGGGTCTGGCGTGATGCTCGACTCCATCCTGCTGCTCTGCGTTGCCGCCTTCCTGGCGTTCATCGGCGGGGTTCAGGTCGCCGACGGCATCAGTGCGTTCAACAACCGCCGTTGCCACGCGATGGCGCCGCCGCCCTGGTTCCTGATCGACATCGCGACGTTCGTCATCGGCGTTGCCTGCATCTTCCTCGGCAGCTGGATCGCCGTCCAGGCGCTCGCCTGCTGGCACGTCGGATGACGAACCTCGGCGCGCCCTTCCCGGCGGACCTTGCCGACCTGCTGCGCATCGCCTGCGCGCAGGGCAAGTTCCGGCTGAATGTCTGGTTCGGCAACCGGCCGGAAACGGGGCGCGGCTACCAGGTCAATCTCGCCAACTCCGGCAACGGCTGGTCGGTCCTCTATCACGAGGACGCACTGGAGGGCATCGCGAAGGTGCTGCGGCAGAATTTCGGAGCGATGCTCAGCCGAGAGATGGCTGGCCCTGCGGCGCTCCCCGTCGGAGCGATATGGGACGGTGAAGATGAGGACGGGCCGCTCTGCCTGTGCGGTACGCTGAAGGCGTTCGATCGCTGCTGCGGAAGCAACCCCGACGACGAGACGATCCGCGAGGCCCTGCTGTTCGTGCTCGGGCGGCGCGAGCGGTCGGACGGCAATGCGCAGGCGATCGCCGAGGCCGTATCGTTCGTCGAATTGCCGACGGACAGCAGCGGCGCGGATGTCGCCGAAGCCTTCGCCAACCTGATCGGCGCGCCTGTCGCCAACATCGACATCGAAAGCCTGATCGGATGAATGCGCCGCTCGACATGGACGCGCTGATTGGCACGCCGCTTGCAGAGAGAGAGAGGGTGCTCGCACCGGCTTCAGCCACGAAAAGCCGATCACCGGCGCGACCGTCGAATGGTACACGCCCGCCTGGATATTCGAGGAGTTGGGACTCAGCTTCGACCTCGACCCCTGCGCGCCGCAGGGCGGCCTGCCGTGGATTCCCGCCAGGCGCTTCCTGTCGCTGCCCGACGACGGCCTTGCCGCCGACTGGCCGGATGGCGGCATGATCTGGTGCAACCCGCCTTACGGCCCGGACACGAAGAAATGGCTCGCCCGCATGGGGCAGCATGGCCGCGGCATCGCACTGGTGTTCGCGCGCACCGACACCGCCTGGTTCCATGAAACCGCCGCCGGTGCCGACGCCATCCTGTTCCTCAACGCGCGGGTGAAGTTCGTCGACCGGTCGGGCAAGCCACCGCTCATCTTCGACAAGAAAACCGGCAAGGCAAAGGAATCCAGCCCCGGCGCCGGCTCGATGCTGGTCGCATGGGGATGCTCGGCAGCGCGCGCACTGCGCCGAATGGCCGAACACCGCGGCCTGTTCCTCGACCTCGCGCTCGGCCGCAACGACATCTTCATCAAGGAACTCGTCGGATGAGCGGCCCCTTCGACCATCTTCCCGGCGGCTATGGCGTGATCGAGGCCGACCCTGCCTGGGCCTGGACGAGCTACGCCGGCAAGGCGAGCGCGCCGCACCGCACCGAGGAAGCCCCCTACCCGGTCATGTCGCTCGACGAAATGAAGGCGCTGCCGGTCGCCGACCTCGCGGCGAAGGATTGCCTGCTCAACATGTGGGTGATCGGCAGCCATCTCGACCAGGCGATCGAACTCGGCCGCCACTGGGGCTTCACATTCAAGAGCGACGGTTTCGTGTGGGTGAAAACCGGCAAGTACGACCCCGACGTCCGCCCGATCAGCATGGGCAAGTGGGTGCGCAAGCAGGTCGAATATTCGCTGCTGTTCTCCCGCGGCAAGCCGACCCGCACCGACGCCGCCGTCCGCCAGCTGATCGAGACCGGCGATAACGTCATCTATACCCCGAAGCGGGAGCACAGCCGCAAGCCCGATGAACGCTACGAGCGGATCGAACGGTTGTGCGAAGGCCCCTACGTCGAACTGTTCGCCCGCTCCCGCCGCGACGGCTGGGATGCCTGGGGCAACGAAGTCGGCAAATTTTCTCGCGACCCCATCCTGGAGTTGATCGGATGAACGCCCCAACCACGATTCACTGCGCCGGTGACTATCGCCGTGCCGAGGCCGAGATTGCCCGACTGACCCGGCAGGTCGCCGACCTCACCTATGAGCGCGACCATTGGAAGAAGGAGGCGTGCCTGCTGGTCGAGAGCGACCGCATCGCCGAAGTGCAACAGGCATTCGGACTGACCGCGCCGGAGGCGCTCCTCTGCTCCGCGCTCTACCAGCGCCGCGACAAGCTGGTGCCGGCATCGACGCTCGAGGATCTGCTCGACGAGGCGCGCGGCCACAGCCTCGAATCCAACATCGTGTCGGTGATGATCGGCAAGATCCGCGACAAGCTCGGCGAGGATGCGATCCTGACCTTCCGGGGTCGCGGCTACCGCCTGTCCGACGCCATGCTCGAGCAGTTCAAATCGAGGCTCGGAAGCGATGGATAGGCAAATGCCTCTTGCGCTGTAGGATTTCTCCGTTCAAAGAACGAAACGAGAACATTAGCGCGAGTCGGAAGAATGTCCAGCATGGAAAACGGATCGGGCGGCCTGCGCCAGGACGCGGGCGACATCGGCATTTTCGGCCGAGTCGGAGAGTTCGGCCATGCCTGCGAGTGCCTGGGCGAGCGCCTCGGCCAGCATCCTGCGCTTGGCGTCGGTGATGTCGCAGCCGACCGCAGGGAGCAGTTCGCCGAGCATCGCGTCGAGCACACCCCCGCGCGGAGCGAAGCCGGCGCGTCCCTCGAGATAATCGAGGATCGACGGAACCCGGGCCGCGCGGGCGAGCGCGTCGAGCGTCGTCACCGAGCTGACCGACTGATATTCCTCGGACATCGCCCGGGTGACCGTCGTCGGCGCCAGGCCCGCCTCGCGCGCCCAGCGCTCCGGCTTCCATTGCAGCCGTGCCAGTTGCCGGCGCATCCAGCCGACGATGATCCTCTGCTGCCCCCGCATCTCAGCAGGGCTTATGGACTTCCGGAGCATCTCGCATCCTGCAATAATCAGTTGACGAAGCTGCACGTTTGCAGTCTGGTGGAACATGCTCGGAACGGCATAGGTCGAGTCGCGGGGGCGACCCGACGGGGAGGAACCGAAATAATGAGGAGTGGTTAGACGGTCAGGCACAGATAGCGCAGCTATAACGGTCGCGCAACAACGGCAATTTTGCAGCAAATGCACATCGAAAGTTGACCCAATGCCTGACAGAAATTCAATATTGTCGTTCGCGTGCGCGGGAACGGCAGGAGTCGATTTGTGGCCGGAAAGTCCGGCAATGCCCTACGGCGAGGCCAATGCCGTCGGTCGCGCCCGCGCCGAGGAGCTGCTCGGCGTCATCAAGCGCACCGAATCCCCGGCGATGCTCGGCCATGTGATGGAAGCGATCGTCAAGTCGGGCCGCTTCGGGGGAATGGAGGTCGGCTTCTTCCATGTGCTCAGCCAGGAAATCCTCGCGCCCGAGGCCATCCGCGAGTTCGTCGAAGTGCCGCGCGACAATGATTTCCCGGTCGCGTTCCAGTTGAACCATCTGAGGATGGTCGGTTAATTCAGCGTGCCGACGGGCGGCCCGATGCTCGGCGGGCCGATTCCTTCAGGCATTGCCGCTCGATCCGGCGCAGCTTGCCGCAGCGGCATGAAATCACCCACAATCGCGACAGCCGGCCGTTCCACAGGATCCGGCGCTGCGTCATCGGATGCCCGCGCCACCGGCACGAGAGGCGACGCGGCAGCATGTCGATCCCAAGCGCGACGGCGACCAGCGCCGCAAGGGCCATCAGCAGCACGAAAGTAGCCCAGTGGGCGATCACGCCCGATATTTTCCGTCGATGATGGTGACCAGGCTTCGTCGGCCGTTCGGATAGGTCACCCCTTGCGTATGCGACCAGCTCGACAGCGCCGGGTTGTTGTAGCCCTGGTCGAACCGGCCGCAGAGGCCGACCATATGAACCCCGTCGAGGATCGCCGCCGAATGGCCGTGGCCGACGGTCATCCGGACGCTGACCTTGCCGAGGTTGAGCGGTGAGCCGCGGGCGCCGTTCGGTCCTTCGTCGCCGTGCAGGCCGCATTCGATCCCGCCGCGGTCCTGGCAGATGAGGTAGGAGCCGCCGCGCGGCACGAACACGACGTCGTCGAGCAGGCGCGGGTCGTGCCGGCCGAGCGCGAAACGGAACAGGTCGAAATCCTCGGCCCCGGCCGCGATCCGGCGGTGCCACTCGAGGTTGAGCTCGCACCAGGTCTCCAGGTTGAGCGGGTCGTCGCGCGGGTCGGTCTCCTTGAGCCAGCGCAGCAGCGCGTCGTTATGGTTCGAGGCGACGACCACGCTGGTGCAGTCGTCGCGCTGGGTCGCGCGCAGGAACCGCGTGCAGGCCGACAATTCGTCGTCGACGCCGTCCGCGCCCTGCACCAGCATCTTCTTCGCGTGGATATGGTCGCCGCGGCGGTGATGGTTGCGCGACCGGAAATCGAGCAGGTCGTGGAAGAACTGGTGCCGGGGGCGCAACGCCGCAAGCATGCTGTCGGAATCGGCGATGCTGTCGGTTGCGATGTCGAGGCCCCAACAGGCCCGCGCGGCGACGGGGTCGAGCTGCTCGCGGTGGATGTCGCCCCAGCTGATCGCCTCGACGCGGTGGCCGAAGCTGACCTCGCCGTTCCGCACGACCGCGTCCAGATCCTGGAAACTGCCGTCGGCCGCCGCGCCGATCTGCCGGCAGAAAATCCGGTCGGCGCCGTCGACCTCGACGATGGTCGCGCCGATCTGGTGGTGGAACTCGGCCTTGAGGCCCGCCTTCTTCTCGATATAGTTCGGCACCGTGCAGGCGCCGGTGGTCATCACCATCGCCGCGCGGCCGCGGCTCGGCACCGACAGCAGCTGCACCTTCGCATGGCCGATGACGGTCCACGCGCCGCGCCCGTAATTGTCGAGTCCGGACAGCGGCCGCACCGCCGTCGGCAAGATGTTCATCTTCGCCGCGAACAGGAGCGGCCCGAGCATCCGGTCGTCATGCACCAGGTTGGGCTGCACCGCCTCGGCGAACACCGCGGTGCGCGAGGCATGGTCCTCGAACAGCGACTTGTTGTAGGTGAAGCCCGCGACCAGCACCTCGGCGCCGATCCGCTCGCCATACGCCAGCAGGTTGCGCCAGAAGGCCTCGTCGACGCGCGTCTCGTCCTGCGCGGCGGTCAGCAGCCAGCGGCGCACCTTGCTGTCGCCGATCGCTGCCGGGACGACCTTGCCGCTGCGGCGCCCGGCCAGGGTTTCACCTGCACGCCAGGCATCGGCCAGTGCCGCCTTGCGGTCGATCAGCCTGCCGGGGTTGCGTTCCCGCACCCGCTCGACGATCCGGAAGAAGCTGCGCTCGGACTTGTAGCCGAGATGCTCGCGCACCTCCTTCAGCGTCGGGAAGGCGCGGCGGTCGTTGAACGCGGCGATGATCGCCTCGTCGCCGTGGCGCTGCTTGCCGGCCATCGGCTTAGCGCGCCGCCGGTTCCGGCGCGCGGGATTGCGCCTGAAGGATCTCGACCTGGGCCTGTAGCCGGATCTTGTCGGGGTCGGGGGCGTCGAGCACGCGCACCGAAAGGAATCCGATCACGCTGATGACGAGGCCGGCGAGAACCGTGCCGCCCCAGCCGATCAGCCTGGTGATCGAGCCGAGCTTGTCGTGGATGTTGGTATAGCGTGCGAGGCAGACATCCTCGTGGCCCTTGATTTCGGCGAGCGCCTTCTGCGCGTCGTCGCGGGCGACCTGGTCGACGAACGCCGTCATCGCCATCGGATAATCGCTCATCGGACGGTTCCGCCGCAGCCGGTGATCCCGGCTTTCACCTTCGCCAGATCCTCGTTGCGCTCCTCGCGTCCGATCAGCAGCGCGACGACCTGGTCGTAGATGTCCTTGAGGCCCTCGGCCGCCGCGTCGCTGTAGGTCTCGCGGACATCAACCTCGGCCTTGCACAGAACCGGCACCGGCACCTTGACCTCGACCGTGCGGATGGCGGGTTCCGGGCGCGGGCGGTCGCCGCAGCCCGCAAGCGCGGCAAGGCCCATGAGCCAGATTGCGAACAGGTACAGGCGCTTCTTCATTGCGTGCGCTCCCGTGCGAGGGTGTTGCGGATAAGGGCGGAGGCGGACGCCGCCCGGTCGTCGCCGGGCTTCGCATCGCGGATGGCGGCGACGTTGCGGTCGCGGGTCGCAGCCGCCGCGGCCGACGCGGTCGCCTGCTCGGCGCTGGCCTTCGCTGCGGCGAGGTCGCCCGCCGCCTTCAATTCGGTGACGGCCTGATTCTGCTTCGCGAGCGATGCGGTGAGATTGGCCTGGTTGATGCGCAACGTGGCATTGTCGGCCGTCAGGCCGCGGTTCTCGGTCTCAAGACGAGTGACAGTTTCGCGGAGCGCGGTGACCGTCGCGCGGCCGGAGAAATATTGCCAGCCGCTGGTGGCGAGCGCGGCGAGTAGGAGGGTGCCGAGGATCGGGCCGGCCAGTCGACCGGTGATGAAGCTAAACATCGGATTCTCCATTGGCGTGGGCGGCGGTTCCCCACTTCTTGCCGACTTCGCGCACCGCGAAAGTCGCGGCGCAGGCCGTGATCCACGCGGCGCCTTCGGCAAGGTTCGGGATCGTCCAGGTCGCGAGCGGGATGATGCAAAGGTTGATGATGGTGCCGCCTGCGATCCCGATGCAGGTCACCGGCCGCCACCATTTGCGAACCACGCACAAGGCCATTTCCTGCACGCGCAGGATCCGCTGCATGAGCCTGGCGCGAAGCGTCATGCGCCGCGCCGCAGCAGTTCCGCGACGACGCGGTCGAACCGGGCCTTGCGGTCGGCGAGGCCGTTGGTGCCGCCGTTGACGGCGATCGTCTCGTCGGTGACGCCGGGGGTTGCCGCCAGATCCTCGAGGCCGTTGACCTTGAAGAACCAGCACATCGACATCGCGCCGCCGTTGGTCGAACGCAGATAGTCCGGCACCTGCGCAAGCGGGATGCCGACGGCGGCAGCGAACGCCCTATGGTTCTTCGCGCCGGTTACCTGGAACGGGCCGAAGCCGCGGTGGCGCCAACCGTCGCCGCTCTCGGGCGGGCCATTGCCCATCCGGTTGGCATAGACGTAGTTCGCCAGTTTCTCCGGGTTGCGGCAGTACGGCCTGCAGCTTTCGACCGTGGGGAAGCGGGCGCGCCCCGCCTTCCCCCTGCCGAACACTTCCTTGATCCGTTCCGGCGTCGTGTAGTTGAGGTTTTCCGACAGGCGGGTGAATCCCGCGCTCTCGTGGCCGGCCTGCGCCAACAGCGCGGCGATCTCGCGCACGGTGTCGATGCCGAACTTGCGGCAGCCCAGCTTGATCGGGTCGGCCCAACCGGCGAGCATCAGGATGCTGTTTTCCGGGGCGGCGAGCTTCAGCAGCTGCGCGTCGATCATGTCGATTACATGCACTCGCCCGCTCTCCGAATCACTAATTAAGTGATTGTTACCACGAAGAACCGTTCAGGGCAAAAGTCCGGTCAGCCGACGAGTCGATAGAACAGCATCGCGGCGCCGGTGAACGTCGCCGTGCCCGATACTTCGGTGGCCTTTACGATCAGCATTTTGGCGGTCGCATTGAGTACCGCGCCAATCGTCGCCGATTTGCTGTACCAGTTGACAGTGGTGTCGCCGGCACCGTCGATGTTCGCCAATGCAGCATCGTTTGTCGTCGCGTTGGAGGCCGGCCGCCATCCCAATGTGAAGTCCCATTCACCGGCCCCGTTGCGAAGCATGGTTGCTTCGAAGCGCTCGAGATAGAGTCCGTAAACACCGGCATAGGGAACCGGGAAATAGGTCTCGGATGTCACCGAGACGCCGCTGAACGAGCCCGTGTTCATCGAGAACAGTTGCGTCGAAAGCCAGCGCGTCCCGTCGTAATAATATTCGATCGCGCGGTCGCTGCGATAGAAAAGGTCGCCACTGGAGGGCGAACCGGGGAACGCCGTGCCCGACGCGACCCCGCCGCCCCCTCCGACGTCGCTTCGATCAATGAACTCGACGCCGTCCTCGGTAGCGAGCACCGACAGCAACCTGCTCGCCTGACCGGCGAAGGTCGCAGGCACATTCTCGAGGTCGAGGAAGTTCGGCTCGACCCATGCGCCGTTCTTGCGCGTATAGGCCGCGCCATCGCTCGGCGCGTCCGTCAGGCCGCCCGACGAGGCGACCGTCAGCGTGTCGGCACCGTCGTTGTAGGTCAAGGTGACGTTCGACCCCGCCGTCAGCAGCGTGGCGACGAGATCCATAATCTCTTCGTTGGTCGGGCCGCTGCTGCCGCCCGTAGCCGCGATCGTGATCGTGTCCGACCCGTCGTTCGGCGTGATGGTGACGTTGCTGCCGCTGACCAGTGCGGCGGCAATGGTGTCGCGCACATCCTCGGCCGTCAGCGCCGCCGCGTCGTTCACCCAGGCCGTGCCGCTGAACTGGGTGAACAGGCCGAGCGTCGTGTTGAAGAAGCGCCAGCCCGCGAGCGGCGTGCGATAATGCCACGACCCCTCGTCATAGACGGCGAGCGCGTTCGGGTGCGTGCCATGCGCCGCGGCGAGCAGGTAGATGTCACCCTCGGCGGGCGAACCCGGCTCGGCCAGAACCTGGTCGATGACGCGGCCCTGGACGATGACGGACAACCACAGCAGATTGTCGTCCATCGCGTCTTTCCAGCCGCTGCTGCCTTCGTCCCAATCTGCTGTTAGGCCGATACCGCCTGCTACCGTGCGCGCAACCATGTTCGTTCCTCTATCACCTGTTTAGTGAATTGCCCTTATGCGCCGTAGCCGAGGCCGTAGCCGAAGCCGTAGCCGCTCAGCCGCAGCGGAATGCGGAGCCGATGATGCTGATGCGAAGCCAGGCCGTCCCGCTCCGACTCCAGCTCGACCCGGACGATCGCCGGGGCGCCGTCGGCGGCCTGCATCGCCGCGTCATAGGTCCACGGTCCCGACGCCAGCCCGCTCACCGTCCGCAGCGGGGGGTCGGCGTCGGGGCCTTCCGCGTCGTAGATGCGGATGTTGTAGGTCGTCCCCGGTTCCGGCCCGACGCCCGCTTCCGCATAGCCGACGAGCTGGTCGTCCTGGAGCAGGCGGTCGCGATGAACCCAGTCGATCTCGGGTTCCGGCCGCTCGGTCGTCTGCACGAGCGTCAGGGCCTCGAGACCGTCAACGGTGACTCCGGCAGGCGGATAGGGCCGCCCCTGCCGGCCCGCGAGCGTGATCGCCAGTGTCGCGGCGTCGCCCTCCGCAAGCAGGTCGCTCGAGGTGCGCGGAAGCACCTTGGCCTCGACATCCTCGCCGCTGACATAGGTGCGCTCGTCGCCGACGAGGTCGTCGTCGATCGTCCAGGCCCTGGCTCCCGCCGAATGCGCCTCGGGGACGGTATCGGCAACGCCGCGCTTGACCGTCACGACATGGGTCACCGGATCGTAGGCGGTGAGCTCCATCTGCTCGTCGTCGACGAGGATCGCCTGCCCGATATTGGCCGCGTCGAAGTTGCGTTCACCAGCGACTTCGAAACTGGTCTGGAGGATGGTGATCGCGGCGGCCAGTGTCGCCGATCCGGTGAAGGCGCCGGTCGGGCCGTCCGCGAACGCGGGTTCGCCGGCGGCGCGCGACACCAGTTCATATTGGTACAGCGAGGGGTCGCCTGCCTGGGCAACCACGCCGATGAAGGCATCCGTCGGCTCGACCAGTGCGCGCTCGGATGCGGGCATCCCAAGCACCAGGTCGCGCCAGTTCGCCTCGACGATCCGTTCGGCGGCCGCGGGAACCGCCGTCTGCAGCGGCGGAGTCCAGCTACCCTCGACCGGCGTGACGAAGCTGGATTCCGGCAGGCCCCAGACGTCCTGCATCGCCTTTACGGTGATTCGGCCGTCGCGGTGCGAACGGTCGGTGATCTCGCCGACTCGAAGCACCATGTTGGCGATGCCGCGCCGGGTGTCGGAGATGCGGAACACCATGCCCGGCCGCAGCTTCCATCCGCGGCGGTCGAGCACGACGGTTTTCTTCTTGAGTCCAAGGGCGGTTTCACGAAGGTCGCGCTGCAGAGCCCGAAGCAGCAGATCCTTCGTCGGAATCCCCTTATATTCCTTTTCCTGCGCGTTCGGCGCGCCCTGCGATGTGCGGGCGGCCAGGTTGTGGACGCGCAACTGGAACGGCTTGTTGGTTATCGGGTCATGGCCGGAGCCGATGATCTCGTTGAAAATCTCGTCCTGGCTGCTCGAATCCTCGTCCTTGATGTCGAGCAGCCCGTTGCCGGGATGGAACAGGGGCAGGTCGTCGGCGACATAATCGTTGCGGATGGGCTTGATGACGATCTTGCCGGTCTGCGGGTCGGTGTAGCGCGCGATGCCCGCATGTTCGCACACCGTATCCATGAAAGAGTCGAGTTCCTGCCCCTTGCGCTGCCAGTTGAAGCACAGCCCGAAAGATTCGGAGCAGAACAGGTTGGCCGAATAGATGAAGCTGTTTTCATCCAGCTTCGACCAGGGCAGCCCCCGGCCCCACGACGGGTCGGTGTAGCATTGGAAGAGGATATGCGCCGGGTTCATCGCATGGATCTTGCCGCCATCCAGGAAGATGACGGACTTCGCCGGATACCAGCAGTCGTCGTCGTACCAGCCGGCCGAGTAGCGGCGAAGCCGGAACGACCATTCCTTCGGATAGGGGTTCATCGAGCAGATGAGGCCCGAGAACCAAAGCATGGTGGTGCCCCGGAACTCCGAAATCAGGCTGCGCTTGTCGGCATCGCCGTCGCTGATCGCATCCTTGACGTCGGGCAAGGTCTGCGTGCCCGAAAGCGGCCCGGTCGCGCCGCTGTTCGCCGAACCGGAACCCGGCAGCACCTGGTCCTTCGCGCCGAGGAGCAGGCGGAACGGCCCCTGGATTCCCCCTTCCTTTTTCTTGCCGCCGAACAGGTCGGGCTTGCTGATCGCCTGGACGTCGCCGCCGCAGGCGTCGGCTTCCCATGCGATCTTGTCCCCCACCATGATCGCGCGCAGCTGGTTGATCGGACCGCGCGCGAGGCCGAACAGCAAATCCATCATATAATGATAGCCGATGGTCTGCCCGCCCTTACCCACGGCGGGCCTCCTGGCGGGCGGCGGCGGCGGCCTTCAACGCGTTCGGGTCGCCGGTGCATTCGAGGACGGTGGCCGGGATCCCCGCGGACAGGAAGCCGTTCCAGTCGAGTCCGTGGCGGGCGAAGAAGGCGCGGGCGCCGCGCGCGCACAGCCGCGCCGCGCGGACATGGCGCATCCGCACCCGGGGTTCCTCGGCCTCGGTCACTTCTTGCCTCCCGACGCCTTGATCTTCTTGGTGCGGAGATTGCCCCACCACATGACCATCGGCCCGTCGGCCCATGCGTCCCCGAAGATGATGTTCTGCGGCGTCCCGTCCTCGCACTGGGGAAAGTCGAACGCCTCGATCCCGGCGGCCTTGGTCTTGGTGCGCTTCACCAGCAGCATGCTGATCAGCATGCTCGCGGTCATCAGCAGCAGGGAGAACAGGAAGGCCGGCATCTCGCCTATCCTCGTATCACGAGTTTAGTGACTCTTCGTCAGAAGGAGAAGTCCCCGTCGAACGGCGACTTGCCGGCCATGAAATCGAAGCCGCCGAAATTGGCGATATTGTCGAAGCGGTCGCGGCAGGTCTGGGGCGTGAGGTCGCAGCCGAGATAGAGCGTGACGGCCTGGCCGACGGTCAGCCGGTCGGTGGTGCCGAGCAGGTTCACGGTCGTGCCGCCGGAAAAGGATTCGATCGCCCGGCGGTCGAGCGCGCCTTCCGCCGACGCCTCCCACTCGATGAAGCCGCCGGCGAAATGCGCGCCCGGAAAGGCGCCGAGGCTTGCGACGGTGACGGAGGCGCCGGTCAGCGCGTCGATCACTGTCTCCACCTTGAACGATTCCTTGTCGACGCGGCAGTCCGCGTCGTAAAGCGCGCTGTTGCAGCCATGCTCCCAGCATTTGCGGAGGCCCGTCCTGCGCGTGCGGCCGCTGATCGGTATTCCGACCAGACGTCCTTTCGCGGCATCCTCGCCGCCGACGTTCGTCACCGTCCCGGTCCAATAGACGATCGCCTGCGCGTCGGGATCGCCCTTGTGGTAGCGGCGGACAGTCAGCGTGATCTCCGTGCTCGGCGGCGTCCCGACGAAGAGTTGCACGACCGGCAGGTTCCGCGGCAACGCCACCTCGAAATCCTCGCCCGCTGACGGCCCCTGCGTGAATCCGTTGTCGGAGATCGCGGTCGCGGTCCAGACGATCGGATTGCCGTCCTCGTCCTCGCCATGCTCGACGTCGCTGTCGGCACTGGTGTAGCGCCAGACGGTTGGCCCCCATGTGAACTCGTAGAGCGACACCGGCCGCCCGAGGAAATTGGAGATTTCGAACAGCTTGAAGGCCATTGTTCAGGCTCCGGTGAAGGTGATGTTGCCGGTCTGCCGGTCGATGGTGACGGTGCCGATCAGTTCCGCGCTGGTGCCGGCGGGAACCTCGACGCTGTCGATCGTCGGCATCGGCAGGCGGTCGGGATAGAGTGAGGGGCTTTCCCAGCGCCAGGTGTTGACGAAAGCCCCGGAATTGGGGCGCAGGCTGGCGTCCGTCCACGGGTTTTCGCCGCGCACGGCGATGCCGCGGATGGTCGCCTGACGCCCGACCGCGTAGCGCCAGGTCGGCATGTAATAGGCCGCGTTATGGCCGTTGAGCACGAAGCCGAGGCCCGTTTCCGCATTCGTCGACGGGAAGGCGTCATATTGCACGCCGCCGATGGTGACGCTCGAGGAGCCGCCGCCATCCGCAGGCATGCGGGTCAGCGCATATTCCTCGACCAGTGGCGGCGATGGCCCGCCCGGCCCGTAGCCGGGGACATAGGTATAAACTTCCGGGTTGCGCAGCGGATAGACGATGAAGGCGTTGGGGTCGGTGGCAGGCGACACGGTGACCGTTTCGACCTCGCGCCAGAGACTTTCGTCGGAACGCCACTGGAAGAAGGTGTCCATGACATTCTGGAGGGCGTTGGTGCTGTAATTGACCGTGTGCCCCTCGAGTTCGGGGAAGGTCGCGATGATTCGCTCGAGGTTGGCGGCGCCCGAATAGGCCGACTTCAGCTTCAGCAGGGTCGGCGCCGCCAGGATCGCGTCCGGGGTCTCGGGATCCATGCCGTCATAGTCGCGGGTCAGCGAACCGACATAAGCGGTGCCGAGGCATTCCTGCTGCGTCTCGGCGCCATATTCCATGCCGTCGCCACCCCAGACGGTGAAGGTGTTGACGTAGGCGTAGATGCGGATGTCCACCGGCTCGAATGCCGGCAGGGCGGTGAGGTCGACGCGGAGCGAGGCGTAATAGGTATCGGAATCGGGGCCGACCTCGCTGCCGCCGAACAAGGTCGGGAAGAAGATGATTTCCGAGAAGAACACGCCATCGTCGCTCGCCGTGCCGGAATCGGTTTCCGGCGGGGCTGCAAGCACGGCGGTGAAGCGCGCGAACTGTGCGTCGGGCATGTCGGTGAGATCGAACTCGACCAGTGCATGGTCGTAGGGATCGCCGCCGCCGGTGATCTCGTCCGGGTCCGCGTCGGTTCCGTCGGACGGGCCGCCGCTGCTGCCGTCGTCGAGGCCGGGGACGCAGCTGTCGCCCTCCGCCGGCGCGCCGCAGTTCGCCGTCGACTTCACCGACGCCGGGATGCGATAGTCGATCACCACGTCCTCGGTGCGCTCGTCGCGGAAGGCGCGGAAGCTGAGGTTGCACTCCGCCGCGCCGTCGCTGTCGGTATGGTGGAGGATCTCGATATCATCATGCGCCAGTCGGCAGGTGTCGAGGAACGACGCGAATGCGCCGGCCTCGATGTCGCTGCCGAGCGGTGCGGCCAGGGTCAGCCGTTCCTCGCCGTCGGACGGGGCCGCGTCGGTGCCGTCGATCTGAGCAGTCACGCTTCCGTCGATCAGGATGTGGCGCCGCCCGCTGACCGCTCCGCCGGTCGCCTCATAGCCGACGCGCCTGATGTCGATCTGCTCGTCGGTCGCCAGTGCGGACTGCGACAGCAAGAGGTCGCGCTGGAACGTCGGCACCCAGATCGCTCCGGCCTTGCCCCGAAGCCGATAGAGCAGCTGGCGGAATGCCGCCTGCTCGCTGCGGCCGCGCAGCATCCAGCCGTGGGTCTGCAGCGTGAAGGCCCGGCCCGCGTCGTCGGCGACATGGACCAGCCCATGCTCGTTGTCGAGTTCGTCCACCATGCGCTGGAAGTCGACGTCGACCTTCTCGCGCCAGTTCGGTTCCTGCGTCAGGAGCGGATAGTCGCCGTAGGTTGAATCCCACTCCCCTTCGTCGGCGAGGTCGCTGGACTGGTCGAGGTCGAACGCCAGCTTCGCGGTGCCGACGGCGCTCGACAGGGCGGACAGCTTCGACTCCTTGGCGAGCCGCGCCCGGCGCAGCGGGTGGACGGTCGTGCCGGCGGGCCATGCGCGTGTGACGCCGCCCGCGGAAACGGTGATCGAATCCGGTGCGACCGCCTCGACCTCCACCTTGTCCCACATGAAGGCGTCGCCGAGAATGATCGCCAGTCCACCTGCCTCGAACTCGCGATTTTCCGTGTCGATTGGAATGTCGGTGGCGCCAACGGCGACGGCTTCGCTCAGCGTCGCCTTGTCATGCCACAGCGGCAACATGAACGATTGCGCCCCGAAGCGGTGCAGCCACAGGTCGAGATAGGTGCGCTCGTTGCCGTCGCAGGTGAAATCCACCTCGAAGCTGCGGCGTGGCGACAGCCGCAGGGACCGGCGCTGCTCGACCCCATAACTGCTCGTCAGGACGTCGGTCAGCCAGCTCAGCCGCTCGAGGATCCCGCCTTTCCAGTTGGGGCGGATCGTCCAGGCAGGGAGATCGATGTCGGCCATCAGCGGTCGAGCTCCTGCTGAAGCGTCGCCTTGTTGCGCTTCATGTGCATCAGCCACACCTTCTCGCCAGCGCTGCCGGCAGTCGCCGCCGAGATTTCCTCGTCGCCGACGGCGAGGACGGCACGAAGGTTGGCCGGGGACAATCCGCCGCTTTCCCCGCCGCCGTTGCGGCGGTGACGGCGGTCGGCTTCGGTCAGCACTTCCTCGCCGCGCTTCAGGATGGCCGGCACTTCGTTCGGAGCAAGCCCCGCGATCCCGCCCTCGTGGTAACGCCTCGCGCCCGCGAACACCGCCGGGCTGACCGCGCGGTGCATGGATGGCGCACCGGCGATCCCGCCGCCGTGATGCGCGCCGAACAGGCTGCCGACGATGCTGGCGATCCCGCCGCCGGCGCCGCCCGCCCCGCTTCCTCCGCCGCTGACCGCGTTGAAGATGACCTGCTTCAGGATCATCAGGCCGATCTGGCGCAGGAAGTCGGCCGCGAACTGGGCGAACATCCGCCACAGCGAGTTCAGCACCCCCTCCCCTTGCGCAAGGCTCTGGAAGAAATTGTCGACCGCCTGCGTCGCCTGATTGGCGAGGCTTTCATTGATCTGCTGGCCGGTCATCAGGAACTGGCGGCCCATCAACTGGGTCTGCCGGTTGGCCGCCTCGAGGCTGAGGATGATGGCCTGAATGGCGTCGGCCGACATGCCGCTCGCCGCCAGTTGCGCAGGGTCGGCGAGAACCGCCTGCCAGGCGGCAATGGCGTCCGCACGCAGTTGAACCAGTTTCTGCCGGGTCGCGTCGAGCAGGGCGATCGCCTGCTGCGCGCCTTCGCCGTCGCCGAGCAGCTGACGCTCGTCGATGCTCTGAAGAAGGCCCTGCTGAAGCTGCTCTCCGCCGACGATCTGCCGGTCAAGCGCGTCCAGTTTCAGCTTGGACAGCGTGAAGGCCGTGCCCTCGATCTCCTTGCGCAGGTCGCGGAAGCCCTGAAGCGCAGCGGTGCGCGCCGGCGAGTCCTTCTGTGCCTGCCAATATTGCTTGATCGCCGCGAGCGCCGCCTCGAGGGCCGGGCGTTGCTGGTTCAGCAGGCCGGTCAGCCTCTCGACCTCGGCGGTGTCGCCGCGTTCGGACGCGGCGGTGATCGCCGACAGCAGTGCTGTGCGCAGGTCCTGCTGCTCGCGCAGCATGTCGTTGACCTTGCGCTCGCCATTCTCGAGGTCGAACTGGTCGCCGACCGTCTTCTTAATTTCATCGCGGCGGGTGGCCGACAGTTGCAGATGCTTGTCGGCGGCGTCCTTCTCGGCATCGTGGATGGCGCGGGCGATCGCTTCCTCGCGCTCGGCATTGTAGAGCGCTTCGGCGGACAGGCCGAGCTGGTCGCGCAGATATTTGATCGTCAGCTGCCGCGCGAGATTCTCGTCGTCGATCTTCTTGTTGAAATTATCCTGTTGCTGGGCGAGCTGGATCTGCGCCTGAAGTTCCGAATCCGTGCCTTCCACGCCCTCGCCGATGTCGCCCGGCCGCCGGAATGCCGACACCTGGTTGCGGGCGAATGTGGAGACGGTGACCGCCCCTCCACCGCGGCTGCCCTGGTTGCCGCCAAGGACACGGACGTTGCCCTTCGAATCGAACCCGTCGAAGAACCCCACATGGCCGGACGCCCCGCGCGCCTGCGGCTTCAGGACGACGATGTCGCCTTTCTCCGGTGCGTTGGTCGCGGTGCCGTAATTCTTGAACGAGCTCGCCAGTTGGGAGCCGCTCGTCGGTAGCCCCTTCGAATTGAGGATGGCGTTGACGAACGCCGCGCACCAGGCCGCCTTCGCCGGGTCGATCTGGATGCCTGCCGCCTTGAACAGCGCCTGGAGGGCGGCATTGTCCTGGCGGTCGCCCTCGCTCCGGCCGAGAAAACTGCTGGCCGTTCCCATCAAATCGTCGCGGCGGCCGCGCTGGATCTGCTGCCGCATCGCGGACTCGGCTTCGGCCTTGCGCATCTGCGCGATGCGCTCGTTGCCCTTGTCCAGTTCCGAATTGATCGCCTGGATATAGGCCATCTGCCCGGCGATCCGGATCCGGTCCGTGTCGCTGGTGGCGTTGCGCAGTTCGCGCTGAAGCCGGATCTGCTCGCGCGCCGCGTTGACCGCGTCCTGGTCGGCGCCTGCGCCCTTGGTGTCGAGCGCGGCCGCGTCCGGGCTGAGCAAGGGATGAGACTTGAGGAAGTCCTCGACCAAATTCTTGGAACCGCCGCCGCGTTCGGAGCGCCTGCCGCCCAGCATGCCAAGCACGGCCGCTCCGGCTGCGAGTGGCACCGGAAGGGTGGCGATCGACCCCGGCGGCAGCGAGAAGCCGGCGCCCGCCCCGCCACTCGTGCCTCCCGCGCCCGCCTGGGCGCCGCTGGGCAGGTTCGAACGCGCGTCATTGACGCGGTCGATCATGTCGGCGAGGTCGGACAGTGCGTCGGCGAGGTTGCCGGTGATGTTGAGCAGGCTGTTCGCAAAGGCGCTGTCGCCGAAGCTGGCTTTCAACCGCTCCCACGCGGAGTCGAGATCCTCGACCGCCCGCGTCCACGGGCCGCGCATTTCCTCGGCGCCTTCGTGCATCCGCTTGCGGAACTTCTCGAACGCCTCGGTGCGCGCTTCGGCCGCCCGGCCGCTCTGGAACAGGATCCGGATATGCTCGCGCTCGGTGGCGGTCAGGAAATTGGTTTCGTCGTCCAGCTTGGCGATCGCATCGTAGCCGCCGGTGAACGATGTCGCCAGTTGCTGCGCGGCGTCCTTGACGTCGACCCCCAGCACCCGCGCCATGTCGCGTGCGGCCATGCCGAACGACTCGAAATATGCCGGGTTGAGTCCGTCCTTGACGAACTGGCGCGTGATCGCGACCGCTTCCTCGGCGGTGATATGATATTGCTTCAACGCCTCGACATCGGCGTTGAGCGCTTCGGCGCTGTAGCGCGCCCCGTCGGCATTGGCCTTGAGGATCCCGGAGAAGGTGCGCAGGCGCTCGGCCTGGTCGGCCGCCTGCTTGACCGCGAGCGCGACCGCGCCGAACGTCCCGACCGCGACGAGAATCGCGGGGTTGCCGAGCGCGGCCATGATCGACTCGCCGAGCCTCGGGAACAACTGGATCAACTGGCCGCCCTGCTGCGCCAGGATCTGCATCGGCTTTTGCCCGGACGCGATTCCGGTGACGATGTCGTTGACCTGGTAGCCGAGGTTGGTCAGCTCGTAGGGCTTGAGGCCGAACAGCCCGATCTTGCCCTTCTCGCCACGGCCGACACGCTCGAGCGCATCGGCGGCGTCCTTCGCGTCGGCGGCCAGCATCTTCTCGGCGGCCGCCATTTCCTCCGCGCTGATCGCGCCGGCGCGGTGAAGCGCCCGAACCTTCTCCAGTTCGGTTTCCATGTGGCGGTAGATTTGTGCGACGGGGTTGAGCCGGTCGCGGAGCAGCGCCGCCGCATCGGCCTGCCGCTTCAGGGCATCGGCTGCGGCCAGCTTGCCCTGCGCTTCGGCAACATCGCCACCCATCGCCTCGACCGCATTGGCGACACTGGCGAGATGCTGATATTCCGCCGAAACCGACTTCAGCGTATCGAGTTCGCGCTGAAGCTGGCCGGTGACGCGCTTGATCGCGCCTTCGACCTTGCCCTGCGCCGCTTCGATCTCCTTGATCTTGGCTGCGGTGGCTTCCTCGTTGCCGGTCGCCCGGCCGGCCGCGCTCACCTGCGCTGCCGCCCGGACGCTTCCGAGACGCTGCGCTTCGAGGGCCTGGAGTTCCCGAGTGAGCTCGCGAACCTTGGCCCGTTGCCGGTCGAGTGCGGAGTCGGCTCGCGAACTGGCGCCGGCGACCGATGCCGATGTCTTGGCATAAGTGCCGAGGGTGGCGGCAAGCGCCGCGAGGTCGCGGTTGACATTGCCCGATCCGCTGCCGAGCGCCCCCTGCGCATCGCGCAGTTCCAGCAGGGCCGCGGCGATGCCGTCGGCCGCGCGGCTCGCCTCGTCGCGGAGGCGGACGATGAATTGGACGTCGCGGGCCGTCATCAGTCGCGGAGCCTTTCGATGACCTGGTTGAAGGCCTTGATCCCCTCTTCGCCGCCGACCACGGAAGCGGCGGCCGCCTGAAGGATCAGACCTTCGTCAGCCAGCCGCTTGTTCTCCCGTTCGATCACCAGTGAGGCCTCGTCGTGCAGTTTTCCCGGGGTGTAGAGACCGGCGTTCGGATGGCCGTTGGAAAGAAGCAGGCTCCGCTTGCGGCGAAGCCCCCAAAGCCATTGAGTCAGCCCTCCGGCTGGCTCGCCCCGCTCAGCGGTTTTGCGATGCCGACGAGGATCCTCGCGACGGTCTCGATCACTTTTTTTGGCGGCATCTCCGACGTGAAGGTCAGTTCGGCGATGTTTTCGAGGGCGGCCAGCTGCACCGGGAACGGGAGCTTGCGGAACACCGCCGCCGCTTCCGCCGCGGGATAGCCGGCGGCAACCGCGATAATGTCCGCGGCCAGGTCCGGCACGGTCGACAGCAACGCGCCGCCGATCCAGTTCGTCTGCTCGAGGTCGAGTTCACCGCCGACCTTGGCGATGACATCGTCGAACAGCGCCGTCGCCTGCTCCCAATGCCGCTGGCAGATGGCGACGATGCCGTCGAGCGGGAGTCCGGACACGCCGAACCCCCGCCCTTCGGCAATCTCGACCTGCCTGCTGACCAGCAGTTGCGCTTCCAGCACGCTGAGGTCCATGCTGCGGTCGGCGGTCATGGCTTAGGGCGTCCAGCCGCGACCATTGGCAAGGATGGCCGAGCCATTGTTGGGCGTGTTGATCGAAACCTTGAACGGCATCTTGGCCCAGTCGTTCTCGGTCTTGATCGCGAAGTCGCCGTTCGGCGACAGCTTCACGTCCGGCATGTAATAGTCGATGTTGTCGCCTTCGGGGTTGTAGGCGATGTAGCGCAGCGCGCCCTCGACCACGGTCGCGCCGGACACCGACTGCTCCTGGTTGTAGGCGTTGCGGTCATATTCGACGATCACGTCGTCGCCGTCGGCAATTCCGCCGCCGTCGACGATGGTGATGCGGCCGAGCGCCTCGTCGACGATATAGTCGGTGCCCTCGGTCTGGGCGTCGACTCCGACCAGTACTGCGGTGACCGTGATCTGCTGGAGGCCGGCGGGGTGAGCCGCGCTGATTCCGACCTGGTAGGCCAGGCCCTGCTCAACGTCCTCGAACGTCTCGGTCTGGTCGGGTGCAGACGTAACCGCGACGACCGCGGTCTCACCGAGCAGCAGCGCGGCCAGGTTCTTCGGGTTGACGTCGTCGGTGGTGAAGCTGGCGCCGTAATCGGCCTGCACCGGCACTTCGCGGTCCTGCACGCGCATGCCGCGCGCGGAGCTGTAATGCTTCACGGTCTCGCTCGAGATCGAGATGCTGAGTTCCGGCGAGTTGCCGATGGGGCGTTCGCCCTTCAGCGTGCCGTCGGCGCGGCGCTCCGCGAAGAACAGGTCGCCCCGCCCAATCGTGTAATTCTTGCGTTCTGCGTTCAGTCCCATCGGTCAACCTCCATCGGGTTCAATCACTAATAACGTGACTCTGTATTAAAATAAAAATGCGCTCGCCGCATCCTCCACCAGACACATCCGGAGCGGCAGCCAGAAATAGGATGTGACGGAGATTTCATCGGCGGGCCGGATCACCGGAGCGCCGATGTGGAGTTCGCGGATCATCGGCTTCTTGTCGCCGAAGCCCAATATGTCGCGCTTGTTCAGCGTCTCGGCGAACAGCACCGCCGACACGTCTGCGGCGAGGAAATAGGCCGGGTCGGTCGGATGGACGGGGTCGTCCTTGATGAAGCCCTGGATGAGCAGGTCCCAGTCGCCGGGCTTCGCATCGCTCTGCTCGGGAACGGCGTCGCGCTCCATCTGCTTGGGATCCTCGATGATCGACAGCATCGGCAGCGGATCGCTCTTGCCGTAGGCGCCGCGACCGCGCAGCACCTTGCCCTCGGGGAAGTCGCCATCGGGGGCGAGCGAATAGCTATATTGCGGAAGCGCGTCCGCAGTGGTGCGCGTGATCGTCCGCAGCCGCTCGGTCATGCGATGCAGGATCTGCAGGCGGAACGGAAGCGCGTCGAACGGTATGTCAGCCATTGCCGAAGCCCATCAGCCGGAGGAACTCGGTTTCGAGGAAGGCGAGGCTCTGCGGCGAGATTTCCTCGGCGACGTCGTCGAACACCTGATCCACCGATGGCCCGTAGAGAAGCCAGAGATTCTCGCCCAGTTTCTGCGGCTTGTAGGCGCGGTCGGGCACCTGCCCCTCCGGCAGCCGGATCGCGAGGCCGAGGTTGTTCCTGGTGTCGGTATTGCCCGAGCGAAGGTTGACGAAGAAGGCCCCGTCGAGCCTTCTGGCAAGGCCGGGCTGAACCGACACGACCGGGCGGACTCCACGGCCTCGGCGGGCATTGCGCGCGAAGGTCGCGAGCGAGGTCGGGCGATGGCGCCCGGTGATGATGCCCTCGAAATCCCTGCCCTGCGCCTTCTTGGTGATCTTCAGCCGGCCGTTCTGGCCGGACAGATAATTGGCCGGGAAGTTCACCTGCTCGCGGATGCGCCGGCCCGCCGCCGTGCGCGAACGCTCGAGCGTGCGGTTGATCGCGCGCACCGCATTGCGGGCCATTTCGGCCGACGGGTCGGCGGGGAAGTCGAGCATCCCCTTGACGAAGATCGCGTAGGGCGCAGTCATGCGCAGCTGCTCGGAAGCGGGAGGCCTTCCGCTTCGTCCGCGTCGAGCCTGACCACGCGGACGTCGACGGTCTCGCCATCGTGCGGGAAGGATTCGCCGAGCCGGTAAGCCTCGCCCTCGGCCACGGAAATGATCGCGTTGCGCCTCGGCTGCGGGATCTCGTCGCGCCAGAAGCGGATTCGCGTGGAAACGTCGAGCATCTCGACCGTGTCGAGTCCGGGGATGTCGCCGGTCCTGCTCGTCTTGTCGTGGACCCGCACCTGGAGGGTCAGGGGGTCGTCGGTTCCATAGATATAGAGCGCGGGAACCGACATCTCGCGATGCAGGTTCCCGCGCGATTGCAGCCGAATCTGTTGCAGCCGGCTGCGCATGGTCAGCCGATCGCCGCCTCGGCGTCGTCCGCCGGGGTTTCAGCGGAGCCTTCGCCCTCGGAGCCTTCGCCCTCGGAGCCTTCGCCCTCGCCGGAGCCTTCGACCTCGGCGCCTTCGCCCTCGGAGCCTTCGCCCTCGGAGCCTTCGCCTTCGGTCACAGTCGGCGCTGCCGGGGCTTCCGAGGTCTCGGCTTTCGCCTTACGGCGACCCGGCTTCGATCCGCCCGCTTTGCCGTCACCGTCATGGTCGAGCTGCGGCTTGTCGGTCTTGCGGCCGCGGTTCATATCCTCGAACAGATTGCGCTCGGCATCGGTCAATTCCCGCACCGCGCCCAATGCGAATAGTTCCTTCCGCTCGGCTTCCGTCGCGGGGACGAAGATCGACTTGGCGGGATGCTTGTTGCCGTTGATTTTGCAGAGGGCCACGACCGGCCCGACCTGATTGTTGCTCATTTTGCACCTCTCGACTTGTGGGACAGCCCGGCCAGTCCATCACCTGTTTAGTGACTCGCTGGCCGGGTGTTCCGGTTGAAGCTGTGGGCTTAGACGGCCGTCAGCTTGTAGGTGGCGTTCGGATTGATCGGCACCGGCAGCGGCGCGGATTCGAACGACAGATGCTCGACCTTGACGCGATCGCCCTTCAGATAGTTCTTCGGGAAGATCGGAACCGCCTGATATTCGGCGTCGCGGTCGACGATCATGCCGAAGCATTCGAAGCCGTTGATGGTCTCGGGAGTGCCGAGGAACGCCATGTCGGACGCGCCGAGGTAGCGGGTCTGCGTGCCGTTGTCGGCTTCGTAGGTCTCGTTGTTGACCCACAGCTCGACCTTCTGGCCGGTCGCGCCGCCGATGGTGATGTCGCCGACCTTGTAGCGCTTCGACCCGTCGCCCGCGAGCGCGATGCCGCGCTCCAGGGTGACACCGCCGACCGGGCGGTACTTGTCGAGGTTGTCGAGGATCTCGGCGTCCTTGCGGAGGACGGCCCAGACTCCGCTGCCCATTTCGACCTGCACGGGAAGCCCGCCGAACTCGGCGTCGTTCATCGTGTCGAAGATCTCCTGGAACTTGTCCATCGCCGACACGCCCGTCTGGCCGAAGCGGTCGCCGCCGGTCAGCACTTCGGTGTGATCGGCAGAGCGCTCGAAATCGACTTCGACCGAAGTCCCGTCGAGATAATCGCAGACGATCACGGCGTCGATCAGGGCGCGCGCCTTCATCCACTCCCAGCGGCGCTCGATCGCGTCGAGGGCATCGGTGGTCATCGCGACCTTGATGAGGTCGAGGCGCTGCATCGGGGTCAGCCGGTTCGGCTCGAACATCGACTGGTCGATACCCGGCTGATAGGTCAGCGGACGCAGCGGATCGACCGCTTCGTCGATGACCAGGTTGGCCGGCTTGAAGCGATAGGCGCGGGCCTTGTCGCTGTAGATGCCCTTGCCCTGGCCCATCGGGCGGACGAACGGCGCGAGGCGGCGGCCCTTGATGGGCAGCTTCTCGAAGTCGATATATTCTTCCGTCGAGCGGAACTGGCTGCGGAAGAAGCGGCTGAACGGCCGCGGCTCCGGACGAACCTCGCGCATGACGCCGAGCGAGCGGCGCTGGTCCCAGAGGTTATAGGCGGTGACAGGAGAAGTCATCGTAATGCTACCTTTCTAGCCGTTAAGCGGCGGGCGAACCCGACGCCAGTCGGGCGCGGAAGATGAGATTGGGGTTGCCGACGACCGATCCGGCCTTCTTCGCAACCGTGTCGAACGAAGCGTCCCACACCAGCGGGCTGTCGGCGCCGCAGTTGTAGTTGCCGGTGAGGACGACCTCGCCGTGGATCGTCGCATTGGCCGCGCCGCTGGTCGCCGCATGGAGGAGGACGCCAATCGGCTTGATCGCCAGGTCGGGGTCCGCGTTATATTCGGCGAGGACGAGGTTGTCGTCCGCGTCGAGACCGACGACACTGAACTGCGCGAGGACGATGCTGTCCGCGAGCAGGATGCGGACCGGCGCCGACATGCCCGGCTCGCTGCCGGCCAGAAGGTTGGTCTGGGTCAGCGTGTCGAGCGCCTCGAACGAAGGAAGGCCGCGCTTGTCGGCGTTCAGGTAGGAAACGGGGATGTCCGTCATTTCAGCTGCTCCTTACTTGGCTGCCGGGCGAACGCCGGCGAGGCCGACTACGCGGGCAAGGGCGATCGGGTCGGAAGCGTCGGCCTCCGTCTCGGCTCCGGTTTCGGCGCCGACGTCGGGGTTGCTGCCCTCCATCGACTGTTCGAACGGCGTCTTGCCGCCCTCGGCTTCCGCCTTGTTGGACTTGCCGAGGATCGCGACGGCCGCGTCGGCGGCGGTGTCGGTCTCGAGCGCGAGGTGGCTGGCGAGGTCGCCGCGGCCCTGCGCTTCGTCGCTGCCGAGGATCGCGGCGATGCGCTGACGCTCCTCGGTGCGTGCGGTCGCAACGGCGGTCGCCGCTGCCGTCTGTTCTTCCTGCCGGGCGGTTGCCACGGCAGCATCGATCGCGGCCTGGTTGTCGGCCGACGTGTCCTTGTTGGACATTTCTTCGTCTCCTGAAGTTTCGGACAAATCGGCCGCGAATGCGGCCAGGGCATCGTCGAGCTCGCCGATCAGGTCGGCCAGTCCGTTCGATGTTGCTTCGCTGGCGGTGAAGGTCAGAGCCTCCGTGTCCCGCACAGCCTGTTCGTCGAGGCCGCGGTTGCGCGCGACCGTCGAGACGAAGATTCCGTAAAGTTCGTCGATGCGCGTCTGGATGCGCGCCTTCACATCGGGGCTGAGCGGCTCGTAGGCGTTGCCGTCGACCTTGTGCTTGCCGGCGTGGATGAACGTGATCTTGACGCCATATTCCTCGAGCGCCTTCGACATATCGACATGCGTCGTGACGACGCCGATGGAGCCGACTCCGCCGGTGCGGGCGACGATGCCCTGCTCGGCGACGGAGAAGATCGCATAAGCTGCGGAATAAGCATGCTCCGCCGCGAAGGCGCGCACCGGCTTTTCGCTCCGGCGCGAGAACATCTCGTCGACCAGTGCGAAGCAACCCGACACCATTCCGCCCGGGCTGTTGATGACCAGGGCGATGCCCTTGACGTTGCTGTCGTCCATGCCGCGGCGGAAGGCCTGCGACAGATATTCGTAGCCCGTCGCATAGCCGAAGAACTGGTAGGGGAAGTCGTGCAGCAGCACGCCGCGCACGGGGATGTGCAGGATCCCGTCGACCACGTTGTACGGGCGCAGGATCTTGGAGCCGCGCTCGCCCAGTTCGGTCCAGAAGTCGCCGTCGCCCGCCCGCTCGCCGCCCTCGACTTCGGAGAGCATCGGGTGCACGGCGGCCGCGTCGAGCAACGCCTGGAACTGGCCCTCGGTGCCGGGGGCAAGCAGCGCGGGTTCGTTCGCGAAGCGCGCGATCAGCGGGTTGCGGTTGATGCCGGTCATGCCGCCTTCTTCTCCTGCTTGTCCTGCTTGTCCTCGTCGCCCGCGTCGTTCTGAGCGCCGGCTGCCTGGGCGGTTTTCGATGTGAAGCTGATGCCGAGTTGCTCGCGCAGCGCCTTTTCCCGCTTCAACTGACGGAACACCTTGCGGAAATCCTTGCCGAGCCGGGCCAGTTCGTCCTCGTGCGTCGACAGGCCGGATTCGATGCGGGCGATCGCCGCCTGCGTTTCCTTGAGCTCGTCGATCTGGCCGCGAGACGCGCCGATCCAGTCGCAGCGCGACAGCGCATCGAACGCGAGGTTCAGCCGCCCGTTGGTGTAGAGCAGGCCCGCCTTCTTCTTGGGGAAGGTGGTCAGCAGGTTCTTGTTGACCGCTTCCTCGAGCCACAGGCGGAAGATGATCGTCGCGAACCGGTCGGCGATCAGTTTCTTGCGCGCCTGCATGAACTTCCAGGTCTCGGTCATCGCCGCGCGCGCCGAGCTGTAGTTGGTGCTGGTGTAATCGCGGCTCAGCTGCTCGTAGGAAACGCCGAGGGTGGCCGCGATGTAGCGCAGGATCGACTGCTCGAACGCGGTGCCGAGCGAGGTGTTCGCGCCCGGTGAAATGAGGTCGAGCTTGGTGCCCGGGTAAAGGTGCGGAATCCGCACGCCGTCGATGGTCAGGCCCTTCGACTTGCCCGCATATTGGGCGATGGCGCCCATGTAGCCGGTCGCGAAATTGGTGACGACCTTCTCGACCTGCTCGGGCGCCATTTCGCCGCCGCCGAGTTGCTGGAACAGGGTGTCGGTCGGCATGTCCGAGGTGATCGCCGCCGCGTAGAGCGACTGCGTGACCATGTGCTGGAGGCTGATGTCGCGCAGGGAATGGCCCATGCGCATTTCCTTGAGCGCGGCAGCCATTTCCGGGATTCCGCGGGTCTGCTCCGGACGCACCTGCTCCTTGAGGTGGATGACCTGCAGCCGGCCCCACGGCTTGCGGATCGGGACTTCCTTCCACTCGGGAAGCCCGACCAGCCAGCCCACGTCGCTCGGGTGCTGGGTCCGGATCTGGTAGGAGATGGGCGCGCCTCGCCGGTTCCTGCGGACGCCGGCCCTGACGCTCTGGTCGAGGTTGGCGAACGGCGCGGTCGACAGGCGGTCGAGGTCGACCATCTGGATGCAAGTGCTGAAGTCGCTGGCATTCTCGACGTCCCACTCGGCAGTCGACAGCACTTCGCCCGCCGCCAGGTGGATTCCCACCGCCATCCGCACGAGCTGGGTGAGATTGTTGGTGCGCGCCGCGTCGACCCAGTTGTCCGGGGACTCGGCGAACAGTTCGAACAGTTCCTCGGCTTCCGCCTGGAACTCCTCTTCCCAGACATCGTCCTCCTTGCCGAACAGGCGCGCCGTCGCCGGCCGCACGTTCAGCAGGAACTGCGCGCCGACGATATTGTCCTTGTGCAGGTTCGCGCCGCCCTGAATGTAGGCGTCGTTGCGCAGCATGTCGCGCGTGCGCAGGTCGATGGTCTGCTTGTCGGGAAGCAGGTCGGCGTCCGCCGAGCGCATCACCGGACCCCATAGCGCGAAGCCCTGGTCGTAGCGGTCGGCGCCCTCGAACGCGCCCATCGCTTTATCGCCGCCCGCGCTCGGGAGGGGTGCGACCGAGGCGGGCGGCGCTGCCGCGGGCAGGGCGGTGGCGGGGGTGCCGATCAGCGCGTCGATGTCGAACTGCGGCTCGCTCACCGGAACATCGGCCTCATCGGGCCGACACAGCCGGTGCCGAGCTGACGGCGGAGGTCGGCGATATAAGCGCCGAGACGGCGAAGGCCCTCGACGCTATATTCGACTTCCTCGCCGTTGGAATCGCGATAGCGGCGGGCAACCTTGCCCACCTGCCAATCGTGATAAACCTGCTCGGCTTCGTCGAGTTTTTCCTGAAGCGTCGCCATCCCTCGCCCGGTTCCCGTGAGTGGGTTCACAAGGATATGTCACGAGTCGGATTGCGTAATCAATAATCGCGTGACTCGGTTATCCGAGCCGTTCGGCGAGATCCTCGATGCTGAGCGTGCCCGACGCCGGTTCGTCGCCCATCGGCTCCGCCGCGCTGTCCCCGGGACGCACGATCATGTCGTTCCTGTCCCAGTCGGGGTTCGCCCACGGCGGCGGCCTGGTCCAGTCCATATGCTCGAGCCTGACCTGCTGCGTCGAGCAGATGCCGACGCAATAAGCGAGAAGGTCGAAGGCTTCGTTCTTCCTGCGGCTCGGGTTCTCCCAGCCGCGGGTCGTCCGGACTTCGGTCGTCAGCTGCGAGTAGAGCCAGCCGGTGTCGATGACCTGGTTGTCCGGGGCATGCCAGATCGGGAAATGCACCTGCCCGCCCGGGTCGGTGCGGCCGAGCATGTTCGACACGCGGTCCTTGACCTTGTTCGAATTGACCAGCCACACCGGGACGTCGCCGCGTGCGATCGCGAACTTGCCCTTCTGCCCGCTGTCCGGGAAGGTGCGGTGCATCTCCGGCGCGGTCGCGCTCGGCGCGCCCTTCACCAGATGGAAGCGCAGGTGCGAACCGTCGCCGCGCTTCTTCAGCCGCCGCCAGAACTCGTAGGCGTTGGCCGTCACGCTGACCTTCGGCCCGTCCTCGTCGCGCGCCTGTTTCTTCGCGTTCGCCGACGCGGCTGCGCCGCCGGAGTCGCAGGCGACGATCTTGACCCGCATCTCCCGGCCCGACCCGTCGGCGAGCGGATAGGTGCGCAGCAGCGCCTCGTCGACCAGGCAGTCCCAGTCCTCGGGATAGGAGGCGGGGTCGATCAATTTGCGCTCGCCGTCCTCGTCCATGCGGCGCGACTTGCGGATCTTCCACATGTCGACGTGCCAGATGTCGGCGGCAGTCGGGACGATGCCGTCCTGCAACTGCTCCGGAGTGACGCCCGGACCGATGCCGTAGGTATGGCAGACGAACGACGGCCGCCCGCCCGCCTGGACGTCGATGGTGGTGACGAGGAAACCGACCCCCGGTGGAACTTCGCCCTTGTCGGAGTAAGGCTGCGCGCGCTCGCGCAATTCTTCGGGCAGCCGTCCGGCTTCCGATGCCTTCGGCGTGTAGGGCAGGCCCTGGTCGACGTTGACCGTCACCTTCAGCGCTTCCTCGCTGCCGGTGCGCTCATATTCGTCCATCGCGTTCAGATATTTGAGCACCAGTTCGGGCCAGCTGATGAAGGCGGCTGCCACGCCCTTCAGCCAGAAACTCGCAATATCCGAACGCCGGGCGATCCCGGACACCGAGCCGTCGGCCTCCCAGGCCTGCCCTTCCTTGATCCACCTGCCGCCCTGATTGAGCTCGTGCTTCATCTCGGGGTCAATCGGAAAGCCGCAGTGCGGGCATTCCATGACCACCTGGGCCGCCGCGTTCATCGGATCAGGAAGCTGAGGCCAGCGCAACAGCTTGAAATCGCCCTCGAACGGGTCGTTGCATTGCGGGCAGCGCCAATACCAGCGTCGCCGGTCGCCGCGGTTGTAGAGGGCGAGGATGCCGGTCGTCGGCGGCGCTTCGTGCGGACTCGTCGGCATCCACTTGGGATTAGTGACTTCGCGGCCCGGCGAACCCTCGCACGCAGTCATCCCGAAACGGCGATACGTCTGCGCACGCTTGCGGGTAAGGTCGAACGGGTCGCCTTCCTTGTCGACATTGTCGGCCATGCGGTCGCGGTCGAACAGCCACAGCTTGCGGATCGTCTTGCCCGAAAGTTCGGTGATGGTCGGCCATTTGATGAGCAGACGCATGCCCGACAGGAAGCGCTTGTCGTGGACGTTGTCGTTCTGCCGCCCGGGAACCAGCCGGTTGCGAACGTCCTCCGAGTAGCGGAGCATCCGGGCGAGATCGCCTTGCGACCAGTCGCGCGCGGTGTTCTGCGTCATGTTGACGAACATCATGTCGGCGGGATCGCAGATCGTGGTGTAGGCCAGCCAGTTGAGGGCCATCACCGATTTGCCGGAGCGGGCTGGCCCCGCGAAGATTTCTCCGGTGAAATCCAGGCTCTCCAGTTCGTTCATCGGCTCGATCAGATAGGGCGTCCGCTCGAGCGAGAACGGCCCGACATGCGTGCCGGGGTTGTTGACATAATGGTAGCGCTCGGCGGCCTGGCTGACCGTCAGCCGTTCGGGCGGGCGCACTGCCTCGGCCGATGCGACCATCATCTCCTCGATGGTGTGGAACACGCGCATCAGGCGGCCAGCAACCAGAGGACGGACAGTCTTGCTGCCGCCTGGTTGATAAAGCCGTCGATTCGGTCGAGGCTGTTCATATCCTCTATTCGTTCGCGCATGATCGCCGCCCGCATGCGCTTGCTTTTCGGTTGATAGGTGCCTCGCCAAGCGCTGTCGGAGATGATGTTCATAGCGATGTTCGTGCTGTCACCGGAGGCGAGAGGGAGCTGCGTGTAGATGGCCGGGTTCAGCATGCGCAGGCCATGCACCTTGCAAATCGGTCGCCCGCGCTCATCGCAGATCGAACGAATTGCCTCTTTGGCTCGAGGTAGGAATTTGCTCGGCGTGCTGACATCGTACTCCCCGCTGGAACCGATGCAGACGCGAGGATAGGCTTCAGCTAGGCGCCGAAAGCGCTCAAGGCTCTCGTTGATGTGCCATACCGGCGCACCGACGTGTCGGTCGAAAGGGAAATCGGTTACGAGCGCGTCATTCTCGGCTTCAGAGCCGTCGATGACATCTGGGATAACCGCGAAATCAAAGCCTGGATGCCGATGCCATTCCTGAACGAACGCATAGAAACCGGGCCAATCAACGCGGGTGCCAGCTTTCCAGAAACTGAATGCGCCGTTGTCCAAGAAAAAGGACTGACACAGGGCGGCGGCCAATCCGACCTGTTCTGGACGCGCGTAGGACACGCAGGCGTGTCCGCCCTTCCAAGCTGCGATTGCCGCCTCTTCCGGCCAAATAGGTCCGCCGTGATAGTGAATCATTACGTCGCTTTCCGCGGCCTGCCGCGTGGACGCAGGAGGCCCTGCGCGCGCAACTCTTCTCGGCGACGCATCTTCCGCAAAGTCCCCCGGACGCCGTCCGGAGTGCCGCCGATTTGCCGCGCAATCTGCTTGAACGACAACCCTTCCGCTCGAAGGCTTTCAGCCCTCTGACGGCGCTCGGCGAGAATGGCCGCGCCTTCCGCAGTCCACCATTGAAGCTGCTGAAACTCGGTTAGGTTGCGAGCAATCACTCCGACACCCAACTACCGAAAATTCGCTCTAGGGGACGGGCACAGTCGACCTGAATACATCCGGGCAGCTGGGTTCCGATGTGCGCGGCGAGATTTTCTGCAAGTTGTAGGTCGTCGGCCAGAAACGTGTGGTCAAGAGTCTCGCGCACAGTTTCCACTTGGCGCTGCAGCGCTCGAGCGTCATGGCCGAACCGATACCACGCTGTCACCTCATAGGAGTGACCGTGAGGCGTCCCTTCCGGACTGTTGTGTCCGACGCTCAGCACGAAGCCGACGCCCGTCAACTTACGTCCGAACGAGCGGGGTGGCAGCCCCGCTCGCGAACGCTCGTGATCTATCCAATCAGTCATGCTGAGCCGGATAGTTCTGCGGATTGACCAAACAATCACGCAGGTCGGCTGCCATCTGCGGGTTCTCCGCCTCAATGCTCGCCGCATAGGCTGAGATTGCCGATGCGGCGTGGCGGTCGCTGCCATCGTAAGCGATGACTAGGTAGCGACGGGACGAATCGATCGCCTTCCCATCGGTACGGGTGACGCGAAACCTGTCCTCGAAACCCCCGCTTCCGGCGCGGCTTGCTGCTACTTCTTCGGTCATTTCACTTCTCCTTCACTGTCAAAATCACGAAGTCGCGCCCTCCCCGCCTTCATCATATTCGGCGGCGATGCTCCTGGTCGTCGACCGCTCGGGGGCGCTGACGAGCAGGGCGTGGAGGTCGTTCTGGAGGTCATTCTGCATCTGGACGAAGCGGGCATATTGCTCGTCGTCGAGCTTGCAGACCTCGCGCATCGTCTCGGCCCACAACTGCACCCGGTCCTTGATCAGCATACAGGCGTCGCCGAGCCGCGCGAGCACGTCCTCGGTGCGCCACGCCTGCCCTGCCTCGAGCATGAACTTGAGGCGGATGCGCTGGGCTTCCCAGAACATCTTGTTGATGTGGTTGGGCAGCTTCGCGGGGTCGAGCGACTTGATGTAGGCGTCGAGGTCGATCTTCGGCTCGACCAGGTAGCTGCACGCTTCCTTGAAGTCGTAGAGCTTGCGAGTCTGGACGCCCGAGCCGACGAAGCCGACCGGCTTCACCGTCAACAGGCGCTTCTTGACCGTCGCCGGGTCCATGTCGAACACGAGCGCGAGGAAATTCTGCGTCACCGGCCGCTTGAGCTCGCCACCGTCGACGAAACTGCCCTTGCCGCCTGCCACCTGCTTCAGGATCGCGTTGATTTCGTCCTCGGACGTGTCGGTGCGGCGCGGCAGTCCGCCGGTGTCCGCCGCCGGTGCAAGCTGCGAGCCGTGACCGATGATGGTGTCGATGTCGTTCTGGTTCATCGGGTCAGCCGATCAGCGCGCGAAACGGCTCGAGGTTGAGCCACCACTGGATGCGCGCGCCGACCCAGAGCATCACATGCGTCGCCATGCTGTTGCCGCACTGCTTGTAGCGCGGGCCGTCTGCCGCCATCAGCCACCAGCCGCCGTTCGGGTCCGGCTCCCACATGTCGTCGGGGCGCAATGCCGTGACTTTCTTGGCAGGGTAGAACCGCACAGGGATGCGGGTCCAGTTGTCGGGGAATCCCTGAAGGCGCTCGCACTCGGGGGGCATGAGCCTGCGAACGGCCATGTTGGGCGCGGTGAACCAGCCGTCGACGGTTCCCCCGCCGTTGGATCTCGAGGAAATAATCGCAGGTGCATGCCCTCCTGCCGCGAGCGGGTGGCACGGGTCACCGGGTTGCGGGTTGCTGTAATTGTCGGGGGACGGCAGTTGCGTCGTGTCGAAGGGAGTGACTTCGTGGCATACCGCTTGCGGCACCGTCCGCGCCTCTAACGTGTAAGCGGTGCCGTCACCGCGTACACCCATTCCGTCCGGCCCGGCATTCGGATTCTCGCACACCGCGCGCTCCTGAATCGCGTAGGCGACGGCGCTCGGCCCGCTGACATCCAGTGTCGGCGCGAGATGCTCGTCGACCCCGATGCCGTTAGCGCCGGTCTGCGCGGTGCGGACGCTGTAGGCGACTGCCGGCATCACCCCGCCGTTGGCGTGACTGTCGCTATGCCCGCCCGAACGCAGGGTCGGCGACAGGTCGTCGGACGCGTCCTGCCCGTAGTCCTTCGCAGTGGAGGCGACGCATGGCGCTCCGCCGGAAGCACGGTCGCTGTTGCCCGTGAGCGTTCCGGAAATGTGGTTATCGACGGCGACGTTCGACCCGCGCCCCTGGAATCCGATCAAATGACTGAACGGATCGGTTCCGGTCGTCAGGGCATCGACGCGATCTCCGGTCTCCCACGCCCCGTTGTTGCCGGAGGTTCGGTAGGCGACCGGCACAATCGGTTGCCCGCGCCCAGTGCCGTCCTCACTGGCGTCGAAACCTTCGGCTTTCAGGCAATGCGTCACGGGTTCCGTGACGCATTGAGGTTCCACGAACTCTAATTTCTCTTCCTCGCCGCAGCGCGGACACTCATAGGGCGCAAGGCCGCCGATGTCGCGGCCGTGGAGGTCGAGGAACGGGCCTTCGCCGCATTCGAGGCAGCGGAGAAGCGGTGCGGCTTCCACTTCGTGCGACACGATCAGACTGTCCGCCGTGTCGACGTCAGTTCCGGGCGGGCGGTCACCGCCGGTCGCATTGCCGCCGGCGCGCAACGTGGGACTGACCTGGACGGGAGCTTCATCGAACCCGCCTCCGAGCATAGGGATTAACGTCTCCGTCTCGGCATCCCGACGGCCCATCGCCCCCGCGTTGAGACACATCGAAATTTCGGTATGCCCCCCCCGGAACCAGTGCAGAAGTCACCCGATTAGTGAGTCGAACTCCTGTTGCAGCGGGCACGACGTGCCCGCTGCAAGCACCGTCGGTTCCGAGGAAGCCACCGCCGTCAGTGCGCGCATCAAGAGTTCCGGCAACGTCTTGCCCCTTTTCTCGGCTCGGCGGAGAATCCCGGCGCACGCCGTCGAACTCAAGTAGAATCTCTCCGGGATCGAACCCGTCACGAGCACTTGCGACAAGGGTGATACGCTTGCGGCGTTGGGAAAGGCCGAAATATTGGGCATCAAGGACCCGCCACGCGATTGCCCTTTGGGGTCCAAGCACAACACCAGCGTCCGGCCATCTTTTCCCTGACGGCTCGAGCGGCTCATCTTCTCCGGCAAGCGCTGCAAGGAAATTGCCGAACGGATTGTCCTTGTGGCTGAGGATTCCCGGTACGTTTTCCCAGACGATGACACATTCGGGCTTTCCGACCGCTCGGCGAGCGCTGTCGATAGCATCGGCAATCTCCACGAAACTGAGGGTGAGCTGTCCGCGCGGGTCGGCCAATCCCTGGCGACGGCCCGCGACTGAGAAGGATTGGCAGGGCGTACCGCCAACAAGCACGTCAGGCGCTTCGACCACGCCTGCTTCAATGAGCGGCGCGATCTGCGTCATATCACCAAGGTTGGGGACGTTCGGCAAACGATAGGCGAGCACCGCTGACGCGGCCGCATCCACCTCTGAAACCCAGGCGGTTTCCCAGCCTAACGGATGCCATGCGACAGACGCGCTTTCGATGCCGCTGCAAACACTGCCAAAGCGCATCAGCGGCACTCCATGCCGAGATATGCCGCTGCCGCAGCGCGCCAAGGTAGATCGTCCCAACCTCCGAGGCGCAGATTGCACCGCCTACACAGGAGACCTCGCACCTTACCGGTGTTGTGGCAGTGATCGACGTGCAACTGCTCCGGTTCAACACCACAAATCTTGCAGCATCCCATCTGCTCTTGCCCAAGGCGCTGGTACTCAGCCTCGGTAAGCCCATAGCGCCCCATCAGGTGCCAACGGCGCTTCTGCTCCGGAGAATAAGATCGAGGTTTCACGTTACGCGTGATTCGAACACGCCTATTGGCGCAAGACGCGCAGTAGGAATGGCGGCCTTGTCGTCCGGTTGGCTGACTATGGAAGTCGGCAAGCGGCTTAGTCTGCTGGCACGTCGAGCAGCGCTTCATCCGATCAACCCCTCGAGTTCGGGGTCGAGACCGGGTTGAAGCACCGGCGCACCTTCAACCTCCTCAGCCTGCCAGTGGCGCACCTCGGTGGACAGCCAGAAGCGGCGGCCCGGGTTGTTGCGATAGGAACGAGACCGCGGGAATTTCCCGAGGCTCTGCTGCCGGTAGATTTCCGTCCGCGAGAGGCCGACCTTCTGGATCACCGTTTTCAGCGGCCAGAACTCGACATCGTCAGCGGCCAGTTGCTCTGCTGTGCTCATCACCCCGCCCGTCCAACTCAACCGTTGCGTGTGTTCTAATCACGCGAAAGTTGATTTGCAAGCGGTGTTTCGATATTCAGCTTGGGACAGCATGGGACGACCTCACGGCGTCCTGTCCGGTCAGCGATGGAGGTGGTTATGAAGCGCTAATGGCTCGGCATCCGGAGGCCCACCGGACTTAAACAATCACAGCCCCGGCCGCGAACCCCGCCGCCGGGGCTTTTTGCTTCACCCGATCAGCCGCGCGAACTCTTCTTGCTGGTCGAGCCAGTCGGCCCACCATTGCAGCAGCCGGCGGCGCTGCGGCAGATATTCGGCGGCATTATAGGCGCCGCGCACCTTATTTTCCTCGACGTGGGCGAGGGCGCGCTCGATCCAGTCGGCATCCCACATCCGATCTTCAATGCCATCCCGCACGACGGTCGCGCTATTGGTGAGGGTCGAGAACGTGCTCCGGAAACCGTGAACCGTGGCCCGGCCGTGATAACCGAGCCGGTAGAGCGCATAGAGCATCGTATTCTCGCTGATGACGCCGCTCCTGGTGCGGCGCCCGAATAGCAATGTCTCCCCGGGCCGCAGCTGCGCGACGCGGCGCCTGACGATCGCCGCTGCCTGGCGGGGTAACGGCACCAGATGCTCACGGTTCATCTTCATCCGCCCAGCGGGAACGCGCCAGGTCGCCGAGGTCGTGTCGAGATCCTCGAACTCTCTCTTGTCCATGAAGCGACTTTCCGCGGTGCGCGCGGCACAGAGGATCGTCAGGCGAAGCGCGTCGACCGTGTCCTGTTCCTCGCCATATTCGTCGGAGAGCTTGCGCAGGAACGACCCCATGTCCTTGGGCTTGATGAAGGCGTGATGCACTTCGGCGGGCGGCTTCTTGAGGGCATCGCGAATATCTGCCGTCGGGTCGCGGGCCTTCCAGCCGGCCGCGATCGCGAATCGGAAGATGCGGCCGCAAACGCCGTTCATCCGGGCCGGCAGTTCGGTCGCTCCACCTTTCTCGATCTTGCGAATCACCCGGAGCATGTCGGTCGGCTCGATCGTCCGGATGTCCTTGCTGCCCAGGTCCGGGAAAATCAGCCGCTCGAGTCGTCCCATCAGGACATCATAGTTGCGCTGCGTCCATTCCTCCCGCTGCGCTTCCATCCATTGGAGCGCGATAGTGCGGAAGGTAGCGTCCTCCTCTGCAACTCCGAACTTGCGTTGCTTGACCGGGTCGATGCCGACGGCGACCAGCTTGCGCACTTTCTCGTGCTCGCTGCGGACATCGCCGAGTTCGATGTCGGGATAGACCCCCAGCCCCATCGTCCGGCGCTTGCCGTTTAGCGTGAAATCGTACCGCCACCATTTCGCGCCGCTCGGCTGAACGAGCAGATAAAGGCCCTTCTCGTCGGTCAGACGGTAGGCCGAATCCCTGGGCTTGGCTTTGCGGATCGCGAGGTCGGTCAGTGCCAC